GTTTATTTGCACACCCTTTTCACCGAGGTATTGATAGCATGTGTTTTTATCCCAATGTCGAATGAGATTTGCCCAATAATTTTGATTGCGGCCTTCCTGTTGGATGTCCTGATTATCTAGCTTAAACATCCGGTTTTCGCTTTCACTGGAACGCGCTCCATTAATCAGCAGGATACGCCGCCCCCGTTTGCGCTGGCGAAAGTTTTTGGAAATTAGTTTGCGAAAATACTCGGCCTTCAGAATGTGATAGGCGTAAGCGTGGGCTCTTTCCCCACGCCCTAAAAATCCTTTGCGTAGGACATAGCGTTCATAGGCATCCCCGGCATTGGCCTCATAGTACGGGTAGGGCTGCTTGGCTGCCCATTGGCGTACCCAGTCAGTAGTCTCTGGGATACCTGTACCGGTCACAACATGGGCAATGCCTGAAATCGACACGCCCAATTCGCGCGCTACGGTGTAGGCCGTCAAGCTATCTGAGCCGCCGGATACCATAACCAGAATAGCGTAAGGGTTAAGGTTGGCAATGGCGCGTTGGATTATTGACTGACTTTGTTCTATAGTCTCATTCATGCGATTTTCCTCCATTCGTGGGTCGTCATTTCGACCCCATCGTAACTCTCCACTACGACCCACCGCTGCCCGTTTCGGTCAATCCCGACTGACCGCGTGACAACCAGGATGCACGTCGCCAACTGCACGCGCTCCATTAGTCGGGTTTTCAGGTAGGTGATTAGCCGGGGCGGTGTCATGCGTTGCGCTCCTAGAATACCGTGTCTTTACCCACTGCAATAGGCATTGGGTTTTGTTCGGGTACAGCTTCTGCCTCTTGCCAATTGAAAAATCCGATACCCCCTTTGAAACGTAACGGGATATGCTCGTTCCCAACATACCGATAACGGTGTTTACCCACATAAAGTAGGGCCTTGCCTGCTGGATACTGTTCAGTTAAATCACGCTGTCTGGTGTCTTTCATATCAATCATATTTCGGGAAACATAATAATGATGATAGTACAGCGGAATAACTATATCTGCGTCCTCTTCGATTGAACCGCTGCCCTTGCCATCATGAATGGTCGGAATTTTACTTGCTCGGCCGTCCATCTTGCGTCCGATTTGAGATGTCCCAACGACAACCAATCCGGTAGTTCGCGCCAAGTCCTGAAGCGTATTGCTTACTTTGGTGGTGGTGTCGTAAATGCCATTTTTACTGCTGGTCTTTAGACGACTGATACTATCAATCATCAACCATTGAATCGGTAATTGTTGCTGCCATCGCTTAACCCACGTAACAATACTATCCACGTCAGGAGAGCCACCGTCATAAATGCGAGATAGCGATGGCTCAAGTAATTCCTGCTTTTCGCGTACCCGTTTCAATTCTTGTGCGCTGCATGTCCCTTCGATAATCTTTTCAATCGGAACACGGGCGGCATAGGCTACCATTCTATCGAACCAAATTTCGGGCGGTGTTTCGGTTGTCACCCATAACCCCGGCGCTTGCCAGAGGAACGCCATTGAAATAGACACGGCTAATGTACTCTTGCCCATGCCCGTAGCACCTAGAATGGTGTGGATTCGGTGTGGGCGAAATGTACCCAACGCTTCATCCAATGCGTTAATGTGAGAGAATAACCCCGTTTTGATGACACGGCCTTTAAGGGTCTGCCGTGCCAACACCTGAATGGGAATAGACACCTCATCGGTCGGAAGTTCTGTAGCCCGTTTCCGCAATTCCGACAGGCTGCTTTCCAGATAGAGTGTGCAGAAGTCGGCCAAGTCCTGAGAGCCGTCTAGCTTCATGTCTACCCGCTTGGCATGGGGCAATTGTTCCAGCCACTTGCCCGCCGTCTTATTGCCCTTTTCATCGTCTTCCAGGCAGATGTAAATCGCGCCCGACCATTTGCTTTGGAGTTCTGCAAGGTTGCTTTCGCTTAACGGATTTTCGCCGCCCTCTTGCGCCGCCGCCGGTACACCGTAATGCTGAGCGACCACCACCGAAGCCGCACCGTTGCACAATACCAGCGCCGGTGGGTTATCCTTTATGGCTCTATCCAACCCATACCAGCACGGACTAAAACCAGTCTGCGAGGTGAAGCGCTTTTCGTTGCTATCGCCGTCGATGAAACGGTAACGAAACCATTGTTTGCCGCTGGCATCAGTGACGGGATAACGCAAACATGGACGTTCCTGGTAGGTAATTTTTTCCCACCCGGCCTTACTGTACACCTCCGGCTTTACCCCATGCGCTTGGGCGTAATCGGCTAAATCGGCGTAAGCGCGTTTACTGGTGGTTTCGGGCGTGCTGCCGTTGACCGGTAGTTCAATGCCCAACTTCGTAGCCAATTCGTATAGGCTGCCACTCTCGCCCGACACCTTGTCGTCATAGCAGCCGTGTTCACCGTCGTCTATTTTGAGGGTCAATCCCAGACTGTCACTCCCAACACTCCATGGACGGTTGGCCCGGTATTGGTCTGTACCATCCTTGCGCAGTTTGAACGATTGCAACGCGGCTAAAACTTTGTCAGCAGTGGTGTTATTCATACGGATTCCCCATTAAGGCAAACACGCTGCCCTCTGGCGCTCCATTTCGACTGGACTTGCGCCGCACATCTGGCATCCCTTTCCCTTGCCATTCCATCACCCAACTTTGCACGGTTTCCACACTGCGTAAGTCACATCCTGGACAACGCCCTTGATACCATTCCCAGAATACAAGTAATTGGTCGGGATGGGTTAACGGTTCAACCAAATTGTATTTTGCATACCCGTCTTTGCCGGTGCTACGCAAAACGTTTACAATGCGTCCGTTTCGGAAACCGGCCTCTTTGGTCGTAGCCTTAACCGCATCGTACCATCTATCCTGCCAATGCTTCGCCTCAGAAATGTTCCCCGGCGCAAGGGGCTTCTTGTACTGTGCTTTCGGCGTTTCATCGGTTGGCTTTACTGCCGCCACAACATCGTCCAATGCATCACCCCATGCAATCACCCCCCGTTCAAGCAAATCATCAACATAAGCGCGGGCTGCTATCGGGTCGCCACTAAACGAATGCCCCGACATTGACGCGAGGCGGTCTGCTGCGCTGTAATTCCATGTTTGCGGATTTGAAACCATGTACGCATTGTATAGCAATTCCCACTCATTCTTTTTTCGCCGTGCAGTTATCAATTCACCGTCCATGTTTTCGATAGGCATAAGACGAAAAGAATATTTCCCGCTGGTAAACACATGCTTATCAGGCACTTTATCACTGTACACCCAATAACCGCCATTAGCCTCATAAGCGAATTTGGTGAAGCCCGGTAGGTTTTCGTAAAATACCTTGCGGATGAAATCACTATCCAAATCATTGACCGGCGTTGCTATCGGACTATCCAATTCACCAAAGGGCTGCCCCTTAACATCGGTTGGTTTTTCAGCATTGGATTGCACCGCATCGCCAGAGGCGATAGAGTCTTTTATCTTTGTTGACGGTTCTAAGGACGGTTCGGGTGACATCTGGGTGTCAGGGGTAGGGGTGACATCCTTAGTGTCAGGGGTGACATCTATGTCGGGGGTCTGTTCTGACTTGTATGGTGGGCGTAATGGCGCGTTTTCAAAGGCCGTACAATAGATAGTTGTCTTACCCGGTCGTCGCTTTTGAATCTTCAGTATATCCTTTTTGAGAAGCGACTTAATTAACCGCTGGATAGTACGTTCTGAATAGCCTGTTTTCCATGCAATCAACCCGACACTGGGCCAGATGTTTTCTCCTAAGTGGTCGGCGTGGTCAGTCATCGCCAACAATACCAGTTGCTCATTCGTTGGCAGGTCTAAATCCCAGACTTGCCCCATAATTTTACCACTCATAGTTAGCTCCCTGTTCCATAGGTACAAAAAACCCCGTCTAACGGTGGGCGCTTTTGGGCATTTGGTAGTGTCCGGCAGGGTGGACAATTCCCGAAAGCACGCCCCGTTAAAGGGGGTTTACATCCCTGCCTAGCTATAGCGCTACCAACGCTTTTACACCTCCAATACTACCACCAACACCCCCCAAATGCAAGTTACAAATTTGTTTCATGGGCGTTGGCGGTCGGTTGGGCAAGGGACATCGGACTAGCGCTCACGTTTCATCGTCTGGTGCGAAATGAGTTAACCTGGTTTCCCAATAGTGCAGATTTTTCTCAAATCGGACAACTTTCTTGTTTTCATCGAAATATACATTCAGCAGAAAATTATCAGCCAGTGAACGTAACGCATGGGTCAGGGTATCTGGGCCAATGTCTGCATGAAACCGATACTCATTATCCGCATTCTCGACTGTCCAATCCGTTAGGCCATGCTCATCTAAAATAATCTCGGTGATTTGGCGCAGTGTAATATGCCGAAACGATTTCATACGCGGGATTGTCAGATTGACAATTGATTGTTCACTCATGATATTCCTCCATTCACCAGGGTACAAAAAAACCCACTTTCACCGGGACATTTCGCCCTTATGATAATGCTTTGCTATAGTCTTTCCTTTTGGGGTTATTCGATAGAATGTCCTAAATATTGCAGATTCCATCGTTAACAAATCAGCATTAACCAATTGGTTGAGAATTGTCATATTGCCATATTCAAATTGTTTAGGCATTCCGTTCCGCAACCAATGCAAGTATTCCAAATGAGTATTCGGAATGGTTTCGGTAATGATGTAATCAACAATAGACTTGTCTTGGAGATTACCTGAATGCGAATGCCATTGGGCATTATGAATGTCACGAGACCAGAATATGGCATTCCTACATAAGGATTGGGCTTTTTCTAAGGTCTTGCAAATTCCCAGCAAAGTACGATATGGCCTTTTTGGGCCTAAATACGTGGCTTCAACTTCGTATTGGAAAATCAATATCAACTCCATTCACTAGGGTACAAAAAAGCCCACTTTAGCCGGGACATTTCGGGTCAGAGTGGCTGCCACACGTCAGCCATTCCGAAATGCAACCCCGCTAAAAAGGGCTTTCTCTGTGTGGTTCATGGGCTCTGACACCCGTCTTACGCGCTCATTTATACTACCACCAACACCCCCAAAACGCAAGTTACAAATTTGTTTCATGGGCGTTGGCGGTCGGTTGGGCATGGGACTAGGTATCACAATTCAACATCGTCTTCACTTGGTTCAAATTCCAGCATAAAGGAAACTTTGAGGCGCTTTGCGTAGCGACCCTCATTATCGTAGGTAACTGTCCATTTGACCGGGCTGAGTGTGAAAGTAACGGGGTCTGGTAATTTAAGCGCCATAAAGATGGTTTCAGCGAGGTACTTGAAAATATACCGCATGACAAACAAATTTACATCGGGTATACTCCCCGGCTTCACGGTAAAGATCGAAAATGGTTTTGCTCCCTTTTCCTGGTCAACTGACATTATTTCCTCCATAGATACAATTACCGTTTATCCCCGTCGCCCTGGATTGTCCCCCGGCGTTGGCGGTCGGTTAGCTTGTCCAGGTTGTTTTGGGCGATGTCGTCTAAATCCAATCCGAGTTCAGTTGCCAGTGCTGCGCAGTACCAGAGAATATCCCCAATTTCATCAGCAATCGCTCCCCGGCAATCCAGGGTGCGGACATCCCCGCGCAAAACCTTTTTGACCTTATTTGCCACTTCCCCGGATTCACCTACCAGCCCCAGCGCAGCATAGGCTAACCCGGCGTTTTGCCCTTGTCCGGGGTAAATGGCGGTCTCTTGAGATTTGTCCTGATAATTAAGTAGGTTCATTATTCGCCTTTCGCTTCAAAGTGCATAAACACGACCATCTGGTCGTCAACCCACTCGGTATGCATAACCAGTTGATGGGTTGCGATAAATTCGCGGTATTGGTTCAGGGCACGGTGCATAACATCCGCTGGGCAAATGCGTACTTCAGTAGCGCCCGATTCGGAACAGGCGATTAAAATCACATCGCTTCTCCCGTCCCAGTCGGATAAGCTGGCAATAGACGGGATTTTATTTGGGTCTGGGTCGCTCATAAGTCCTCTTTCGCTTCTGCCAGTTCAAATTCCAGCACCCACACCGCCGGGTTGTCTGTCCAACGTGTACCGGGGTTGGTGTGAATGGTATCCCAAATCTCGGCGTAGGCATCCCGTCGTAAGCCAATGTCGAATCCGAATTGAATCGCACCGGCTAATGTACCGGCAGCCTGGACATTAACTGGCAACTCAATCCCCTCTGCAATCGCGTCCGCTTCGGTGATGTCCTGTACATACTCTTGGCGAATGCCGGTGAGCCGAATACGGGCAATCTGCTTTTTCCCGCGCCCCGGCTGGACGGCATAAGTACGCCCGACAGCCCATTTGATTCGTAAATCGCCGGTATACACGCCACTAAAAACCGCGCTGATTTTTTTGGGTGGGATAATGCAACGTAAGTCCGGCCACTCCATTGCATCATAGGCTAGTGTTTTATCGTCCGTATGGTTTTCAGATACCAGTCGCCGCGTCTGCGTCTTTCTGCCTGATAACACGTCCTGCCACTGTTTGAATATCATATTCTCTCCTATCCATTCCGCCTACGCGGAAAATAAACGCCCTGGTAGCCCCCGATGGCTCTGCTCATACCACGCACCGTCACGTCTCAAATGCGATAGTGGTCATCAGCAATTCCAGGGCGGTGATGCATTGGAAATGGGCGGAATCGAACCGCCGTCCAGGTGGGCGCTTAATCGCACTAAGCCTCTGCCCACCTGTCGAATCCTGTCATTCCCTAGTGCTCCACTTGCCCGACCTTGACTGGTTTGTACTCACTGTCGAGTTGCACCGGGATAGGCGCGGGTAGTTCCAATCGCTTGTTGTGAGGCCACTCAAAGTCCAGTCCGCAAGAGTCGAATACATCCTGACTTTCAGAGTACATTAATCTTGAGCCTTCCTTACCGTCTTTATCTTTGAAATGCAGTGTCCAGCGATCACGTAGGAACTTACCCCGGCTATCCTTACCCCGGCTACGGTGGCTAATGGCATGAACGTCAACCCACTGAGCTAACGTTGCCCCTGCTATGTCGTCACTCAAAAAGGGACATCTTCATCAGCGCCCCCGTTGCCTTTGGCCTTTGCTGGCGATTCATCTTTGTATTGGTTGTAGGCTACCAATACGTCCCACGCCTGTTGGATGGTTTTATCGTATTTGTACCAGTCATCGAATGAGGTGATAGGCGCGCCATTGTCCATAGCGGCAGTCAAAACAGTGAACGTCATTGGCTCGTCTAGCAAGAAATCTTTGAAAGCGCGGTGGAGTAAAATCGCTTCTATCGCCCTGTATCCTGCCATATCCATACTGAGTGTACCATCTTCAAGAAGGTTCTTGATTGTGCCGCGCCGATGGAAAGAGTCTTTGTCATCGGGATACATAAATGCGATAACTTCGGTCAGACCTTTAGTGTCTAACGATGGATGTTGATTGCCGTCTGCTTGTGCCGGTTCGCTTTTAAGCTTTCCGTTCCCATTGGCTGGCGCAGGATTAATTGGCATCCGCTTGCTGGTACGTGGCGGGGCATCCTGTGGTGCGTGGCCATAAGTTTGGCTGTACCACGCGGCAAACTTATTTTTCGCCTCATTTTCCCGGCTACGGTGTTCATCCCAATCATTCTCAGCATATCCAGCCGTGTACAGGTCAACACCCTCGTTGATATACGCACCAAATCCCCATACACTGGCTACACGTCTAAAGGTATCGGTCATCGCGCCTTTTTCCAGGTTTTCCGGGTCTTTCTGGGTGTTGTAGCTAGCGCTCTGTCCGCCATTGAAAGACCGTGACATTCCACGTATAGTCAAAGTTGCTGTGATATTGGCGTAACCATCACCCCGATAAATTTCGTCAACCGAAAATTCCCACTCACCAGGGAACAATTCATCTAACCGGCGCTGAATTGCGAACCGGTCAAGATAAACAAACCAACGTACTCGCGTCCCGGCTTTGTTTTTGAATCCTTCCCGAATGCTGTGGGCTTCCAGTGGAAACGGGGCATATATAGATTGAATTTCGTTTTGGGTAAAAGCACTCATGATTGCTCCTTAAATTCTTTCTGCACTTCTTGGATGATTTCATAAACCATTTTTGGCGGGATGATTCGCGCCAGTTCCAGCCCCTTATTCGCCGCATTCAGGGCAGCTTGATTATAGGTGGCTACATCCGCCTCTGTCCATTCGAGATGCCGGTCTAGCAAAAACACTGTGGCTTCGTTGACGGCTCTCAGCGCATCCTTATAGGATTGGATGTGCAAGCGCTGTTCCTCTTGTTTTCGCATCATTTGACGGGCGTTATATTTCATGTTATGCTTCTCCTATCGTATACGGCATGATGGCTATGCCCTACGTCATTTTATCTGAAGCCCGGTTTTCCCGGGCTTTTTTGTTGCCTACTTGACACCTAAATGCATTATACACTATAATGATTTACATAGTCAAGTTAATGTTCAAATAACGGAGTATACAATGGATGATAAGCAATTATTGAAGCATTTGAAAAATAAGCGTGCTGTATTGGGAATGTCTGCAACGGAACTGGCGCGGCGCTCAAATGTTTCACCCCTCACTATTCGCAACTATGAAATTGGGTCAAGCGACCCCCTGCTGAGTAACGTGATTAACATAGCCGAACAATTGGGGTATGAAATTATGTTGCGCTGGAAGGGCTTGCCGCAGGAACGGGAGCGCGATAATGGAATTTGACGAGTTCCGCAAGCTGTATATCAAGCAGCATCGGTCAAGCGTTCCTAACCGGGGGACGCAGGGCTGGATACGCACAGCAGCTATAATGCTCTTCGTATCCAGCGCGATGGTTTCGGGGGCGCATACCATCCCGACTATCGCGGAAACCCTGCCGTTCCAGAATAATATTATAGGGGTCAAAATCGTTATTTCCATAGTGAGTCTTTTCATGGTGGAAATTGCCCTATTTGCCATCGCGTTTGTCCGTAGGATGAACTTGTTGGAAGGCCGCTTGTGGCTGGGCTTTATGCAGTTTGTCGCGCTAGTGGTCGCTATTGCTGGCAATCTATACTCAACGTTTGAGGCGTTGGGTGTGGACATTGCCAACCCGAATATGTTTACGCTGGTGGTCGGTATTGCCGTTGGTCTGGGCGCTCCACTATTGACCATGCTATCTGGGGATATTCTGGCAGCAGTGGAAATGTCACACCATACCGCCTGGAAAGAGTTCGATACGAAGGTTTTGGCAGCGTTTAAGAAAGAGGAAAAGCGACGTGGAAATTCCATTCCTTCCATTCCACGCATGGAAAATGGAAATGGAAACACTGGAAATCGCGCTCCATTCCGTTCCACTGGAAAACGGGATATTGTACGCCAACACTTTGCGGAAAACCCGGAATATCTTGAAATGTCGCCTATTGACTTAGAGGATGTTATCGGGGCTAAAAAGTCTTTGATATATGATGTCCGGCGAGAAATACTAGCAAACACCAATGGCAACGGGCATAGCCCGAATGGGCATGGAGGAAACGAATGACTGATCTAATGCTCCGCTACATGCGACTGTTTAGGGATATGGAAATCCAGTACACCTGGATGCAATCAGGGGACGTTATAAGAGAATCCCAATGCCGCAAGTATGAACGCCAGCTGGTAACATCTGGGATGACCAAACATGGGATTATCACACTGCGGAAAATCGCAGCCTGGGATGTCTGGGAGGCGATTAAGCGGGGAGAGTATAATTATGAGTAAACGCAAGCCCGTAACCAAAATGAGCAATACAGAATTACAGGACGAAATAGCAAAATGGTTGGGAAGTGAATGGGCGCAATGGACTGATAGACCTCGTTGGTTCGATGATATGAACGCCGCTATAGACTTGCTTAAGGAAGTATGTAAAGACGGGTACAATTTGACATGGCGTGGCACTTGGGAGGTGCTTATTCACTTTGATGCCCCCAGTTATACTGGGATTTTAGCATCTCATGAAAATCCTGCCCGTGCCATTTGCGAGGCGTATTGCAATAAGAAACGTATGGAGGAAACGAATGAGTGACCACTACCATTACAAAACTCCGCAGTATTGTTTTCACTGCGGTAAAGAATTAGAACGGGACTGGATAGACAAGGGCAAACCTTATTACCATTGTCCAACGTGCGATTTGTACTGGACGCAAAAAGATTTGCGCCTGGAAAAGAAGCAACGAAAAACGATTGAAGATTTTAACACCACAGGCAAAGTAAAACAGCAGGAACCAGAAGAACATGACTATACCGGAACGCTGTTTGATGTTACGGCCCAGAACAAAGGGGGCGCATGATGAAACGTAAACCGTTAACCTATCAGAGAGCATGTGCTAAATTAGTGTTTCTACGCTCTGAACATTGTTGGATGATACGGGCTAATAAAGCCCTACGAAAAGCTGCCAGATTATCAGATGACAAAGCAGTACAGGGTCTAATGCTCATAGACGAGTTGGGTATTGACCGTATGATAACATTGGATTTACTGGGCTTTAATGCAAATGGCACACGAGGCTATACGTCGGATATGTTGCACCATAGTCGGGAACGTATTCGGAAGTACCAGGAATTGATTGACGATTGGGCAAAAGAACAATGCACCCCACATTGACCAGCACAACCCAAATACGGCATCTTGTGCAGGCAGCGCGATTTCAGACTACTGCACAAACACCGCACAGCGTCCATTCTAAGCCGTTTTCTGGCGCTTTGGGTATATTCCGACATGCAACCCTGAAACAAGCGCTTAAATCGCGTCGCCAACCCATGACGCGGCGGGAACTATCCGAGGCGTGCGGAATGAGCAAAAGCGCGGTTGCCAGCCAAATCGAAGCGTTGGTGCAGACGGGTATGGCACATCGCACCATTGCCAACGATGGCAGAGGCACGTACCTGTACCAGTTGACCGCCAGCAAGCCGAAAGTGCTGCGCCGGGCGGATGGTCAACTGGCGCGGTGGTGTAGTTGTACTGCATACGTCCGGTTTAAGCACTATAAAGGAACATGGATTTTCAATTGCCGGAAGTGCGGGTTGCGTTATTTTGACGACGACCCGATAGGAGGATGAAATGACCACCGACCATACCGGGCGAATGTTGGAATTTATCGGGCTAGGCTGCTTTGTCAGCCCGAGGCGGTTTGCTGATAGTACGCCCAGTCGAGACATACTGGTGCGAAGCGTGCAATCGCTACGGGTTTTGTGGCAGGCAGACGAGGTGGAATTGCGGTTGCGGGAACTGGTGGATTATATGGCAAGTGAGGGATAGGTTGGAGCATCCCCCTAAATATTAGGGAGTGAATTGTTTGACAAGGTTCTCAATAGGATATATAATGAGTGTATAGTCAAGTTAAACAAAACCCGGTGCTACGAACACCGGGCCAGAAAGAGAAACGTAAAACTATGTACCTCAATACTAACACCAAAACGAAGGAAGCGCAAGCACTACTCGACCGGGTACGCCATTTGGCACTCGATATCAAGGGCAACGCTACTATCGCCTGGGCGTGGACGGTAACATCCGACCTGATAAAAGTTGAAGCGCATGTTACCGATTTTCAAGTGATTTACGTGCTGAGTGACATTGGCAGCGCGTACACCACCACCAGCTACCGGGAAGCCATAGCCGCCTTGAGCGCGGCACTATAAGAGGAGAAACGGAATGAGTGAATATACCAACAGTTTCCAGCAATACCAGCAAATCATTGACCGGATAGAGGCAGCGGTAAGCGATGAATCCGACCGCCGCTGGCATGAACTTCAGCAAGATATTTTTGATCGGAGGCTTCTCAAATTGCAACGGCACTATTACAACGAAAACCCCTGTGAGGAACGACGGGGATTCATTTTCTGGTATGGCGATGGTACAACCTATGCAGATTATCGGCGGGGCGAGTCCCTTGATCGCATGTGTGAATATGGTTGGTTTGTCAAAGTTCAACGTCCGGGGTATGAATATTATCGCATTACCGACGCAGGCTTGAAGGCTTAATGCACAGCGTAGGGCGCTCATTCGGTGAGTGTCCTGCATTGTCCATTATGAAAGGAAAGACGATATGTTAATCACAATTGAGATTTCTAAACCGTTTCAAATAACCCCCTGGAAATTTGTCTCAGTGGTTAAAAACCAGCGAGCCTATCGTGTAGGTTGGTTGTACTTTGCTGTTGGGGTTTATAGATGTCGTGAGGATGAACTATTAGATGGAACAGTTGAATTTAATCTGAGTAAATGATAGGAGGTGTTATGGCATACATCAGCACTCAAGAAGCGGCGGATCGCGTCAAAGTCCACTCGAACACAATCAAAAAGTGGTGTAAGCAGGGCAGAGTAAAGGCCAAGAAAGGAAAACGGGAAAGGGGCGCGGGGTACAAATGGCTGGTGAACGAACAATCGCTAGACCAGATAACCCCCAAGCGCGAAGTATCCTGCACTTGGAACGGGGAAACCTACAAGTCCTTGACAGACGCGGCGGCGGCATTAGGCATCACCCGCGAGGCGATGCGCCAGCGTGTTGAAAAGGGGCAAACGCAGGATAGTGATTTAGGGAAGGGGAATAAGCATGAATAAACCCAAGTTTCAGGTTGGTGATACGGGCTACGTTTCCGACACGCCCTTCCAAATTACGGGTGTGGGATTATGCTCCGATGGTCAGTGGGGCTATTCAATTGAGGGGTGGCATAGCGCATTGTTTCCGGGCAACGTCTGCCTGACTGAAGATGAACAGGCGGCGCTTGTTGAGCGTGTGGAGAAGTTGATGAAAGGACGTGGAAAACATGATTAAGGTAGACGATAAGGTTAACCTGTTGCAATCGTACCTGGACTGGTTTGAGAGAAGCCAGTCTCGGAAGTCGGTTAACTATGTGGCGCAAGCGGGGTTAGACCGCTGGAACGTCGAGGCGGTCGATAGCGGTCACTATCGGCTGAGTAAAGGCGGGATTGTGTTGTATAACATCCCGGCAAAATTTATCGAAGTGAGAGAGTAAGGAAGCATGATGAGTACATATCCAGAGTGGCAACGGTTAGCAAGGGAAGCTCAAGAACAAAGAAATCAGGCAAAAGAGGAACAAGCAAGACAGGCGCGACAAGCACAAATTGAACTTGAAAAGCGGCAAGGGGAACTACTATATTCTGCGCTTAGTTTTCTTGTTCCGTCTGAGAAGTTGACCGTCCCCTCAGAAAATAGATGTCAACTCGGTAATTACATTTTCGAGTTAGCTGAAGTCCATAAAGGGGATTATTTTGAAACCGATAGAGTCTGCTATACGGTTAGAGATAACCAAACAGGAGAGCCAGTGGTGGCATTCAGGCTATATATCCGATATGCGGAAAAAGACATTCCCTGGCAAGGTCTAGATATTGATGAGCGTTTTTTCGATGAATGGGATATTTGGAATTACTCATTATCCCAAGAATTGGGTATCCAGCCCGGTAAACCATTCGAGATAAACGAATCCAATATTCATGAGTGGAGTAATACTCTTGCCGAGTTCGGAGATTTATTAGACACTGCGAAAGTGAATTACGAACTGGCGGTTCATGCCTGGAAAAAACACGTGGAACGCCAAGAGGTTAAGGACGCGCATGAAGACTCAGAAGATTCGGAATTATCGGCTCGTGAAATGCTGTTAAATGCCCTAGATAATTATTTTATGGGGTGTTAGACATAGGCAAGCAGCAAACGCATTGCATCACGCGCAGACCCTCGCTGAGTATGGGCAGCGAGGGTCACTATAGACTAAGCAAGGGCGGGATTGTGTTGTATAACATCCCGGCAAAATTTATCGAAGTGAGAGAGTAGGAAAGGAAGCATGATGTCTGAAAAAACAAGAATGATTGATGAGTTGAAAGAAGTTCGCCAGCAAGCACAACAAGCGTCAAAACTGTGGAAACTTAGTGCGCCAGAAGTTTCACTCGTCATGACTCATGGGGCGGACTTACGCAGGGCGAACTTGCGCTGGGCGGACTTGCGCTGGGCGGACTTGCGCGGGGCGGACTTGCGCTGGGCGGACTTGCGCTGGGCGGACTTATGCGGGGCGGACTTGCGCTGGGCGGACTTGCGCGGGGCGGACTTGCGCGGGGCGAACTTGGAAGGGGCGAACTTGGAAGGGGCGAACTTGTACAGGGCGAACTTGGAAGGGGTAAGATGGGATAGTCATTTCCATGTGAGGACAATATCGCCTATCGGAAGCGCTAGCTCAACGCTATTGGTCATGTGGGATAAAGGCGCGGTAACTATTCGTAGAGGCTGTTTTTCTGGCGACCTGGACGCATTTAAAGCAGTCGTTGCAAAAAAACCAGATGGCGACAGCGACCGCTTAGAATACGAGGCGGTCATCGTCTATTTGGAATCGGTTTTCGCACAATGGCAATCCGAGATGGATGCATTAAAAGTACAATACTAAGCAGCAAACGCATTGCATCACGCGCAGACCCTCGCTGAGTATGGGCAGCGGGGGTCACTTCGTTTGACACTACCCCATTAATTAGGGGCTTTTTTATTGGCAACCCTCCGGCAAGTCGACCCGCTTAATTATCCCTTCCAGGCGTTCCCCGTCTTTCATCGCTGTCACCCGCCGATAGTCCTCTTTCGGTTGTGCTTCGTACAAAAAGATTACTTCTGTACCGGCGACCAGCCGTTCTTGGTGGAAGTGAACCGCGCCTGTTGATGGTTCGACAATCGTAATCAGCGCATCCTGTTGGAGAATAGCAAAGCTCGTCCAGATACAAATGACTTCCCGCGTGGGTGTGGGGTCGGGTGTGGGGGTAACGGTCGGGTCAATAACCCCCACATAGCAACCGGATAGGAGTAAGACCAGGAAAACGATGTACTTCATTTGCTGCGTTGATATCCAAACACTGGAATATTGCGCTTGGCGGTGAATGAATGAACGGCTTTTTGCCCGACAACCATCGTCAGCAATCCGATTACAACCGGGATGGCAGTAGTGAGCCAATCGGCAAACGTCGCCAGTTGCAATTCATAGCCAAAGTACCGGGAAGCAATGGTTGCCAGCGTAACCCCACCAGCAACGAACAGCGAAACGTTGTCGCCTTTGAACCATTCGTTTTCTTCCAGCCCAGCTTTTTGCAGCAGGAACTTGACCAGATTCACCAGCGGCGTTGTAACCGGCGCTGCCAGACCACCGGCTAAAGCGGCGGTAAGTGCAGCCATAAAAATATCGACCATTTCAGGGAATGTGATAATGCCTTCCATTGTAGCTCCTTGTGCCGTCAAACGCGGCATAATTAACGAGTAGAGGATTGCAACCAATACCGCAAATACAAATAAACCAACCCCCCACTTAATGAGACTCGGTAGGGTGTTTTCATCGTCGGGCGGGTCATCGTCAGGGTCATCGTCGGGCGGCGGTTCAATCATAAGCAGGTGATGCAATTCAACCAGATCACCAAAATTATAACCCAAGTTTTCCCAATTTTGTTCTTTGTGGGGCAAATGCCCGTCAAACGCCCAACAGAACAAATTGAATCCGATATAGTCCGCTGGGTAATTCCGGTCTGCCCATTCCAATTGATAGTAGACCGCCTCGGAATATGACCAGTAAGGCCAGTAGGCGCGCCATACATTTTCCAGGGTACGTGGGCCGCGTATCTCAAAATGCCCGGTTGCCCCGTAAGCCGCTTGCAATTGCTCATAGATATTTGGCATGGGCTTAGTTAGGTCAGGCATTCTATCCCACCCGAATTCGGTTAGCACAACTTTATGCCGTTTTGCCCCGATGTCAATAGCACGCTGCTGAAACCATTCTGTTCGCATCAAATGCCAGTAGTGATTAGGCTCAGCAGGGACATCTATTTGTGCGATAATCTCAGGCCACCATTCCGGTTGCATTTTTGCTGTTGAGCGCAGGTCATCAATTGCCCAATAACCTACACCAAACGGAAGGACAATACCGGTGTATTCGTGCCAACCGCCGTAGTGAATGCCTCGCTCCGACCAGTCGGCTAGCTTGCGCAGGTAGTCGTCAAAAACCCCGCTGGCGATGGTTTCCGGTTGGACGGTGGCTGGGCCAATATTGCCCAGAACGGCGTGATATCCCGCCTCTTCTAGCAGCAATCCTACCCGGACTAACCAGTTGCACAATTTCGGACAATCCTTCGGTGCTGTACCCGGTTCATTTAGTACCTGTAACCAGATATGCTTGGGGATAGTTCCATCGTGCGTAATTTCCTTGACGTAGCGTTCTGGTGTGTACCGGTCGTATACATCCGCTTCGCGTTCAAAATATTTCCGGTGGATAACGATGGTTTCGCCCTCGGTTGCTGTGGAGGCATCCAACGCCAATTGCACATTATCCATGATGACAGTCGTCGTCGGGCGGTGGTTCTGCATAAAATCCAGGTAAGCTAATCGTTGCTGATGATCTAGAAATTGACCGAGGACATCAAATGCCATTCGTTTCATAGCAAATTCTCCAATAACCACCACAATGCTGTACCGATACTACCGCCCCCTAATAGCAACGCCCAAAACACCTTGCTCTTGAGTAGACCACCCGCGCCTTTGAATAGGCCGCCGATGTACTTAATAGCCATCCGTTCCAGTCTTTGCCGTGCTTCAATCCATTCGTTTTGTTTGGCAACGTCGATTTCAATGCGTGTGACACGACCCATTAGCGCGGCTTGATTATTGGTAATCATTAGCTCAAGGTTTTTGAAATTGTTCCTTTGTTCCTCCACTAACGATTTTGGCCCGTTACCGTTGCCGCCGAATATATCCCGGCGCAATTCATGATGTTCACTTTCGACTTTGATTGTACGCTCGTTTTGCTTATCCAGGCGTGCCAATGTCTGGGCGTTTTCATTATCCAGACGTTCCTGGTCGCGGCGTACACTTTGCACCCAATCGTTCTGATTGCGTTGCTGTTCAGCCAGGGTAGCGATTAAGGTTTCCAGATTGGCGAACCGGTCACTCATGGTCTGAATGAGATTTTGAACGGTCGCTTGCATCTCGTTGACAGCGGATGTGATAATCTCGTTGGCAGCGGCTTTAACCTCTTGCTCGACTAATGCCTGCACGGTATAAATAGACGAATAGCTACTTAGCGCTTGATGCAATTCATCTTTTGACACCATGTTTGTAACTACCTTTTCAATTTCCTCGGATACAATTTGGCGTAATTCATCGGTGTCTAATTTTAAATCATTGTCAGTCATTACGCCCTCTTTTGTGATATGATATTCATGTCGGTGTAGCTCCTTTACACTGACCGCTACCCCCGGTGTTCACGCACGCGGGGGTAAGCGTGTCTAGCTGCCCTCTAAATTCGGAAATAGTTTATTACGGAATGCGGCGGTAAATCGAATCAGCGCGTTAAATGCTACCGCCTGTTTTTTCATTAATGCTTGCGCCTCTGCTAAGTTGGTGATCGAGTCAATAGGCGTATCCCCAATATTAGCCTCTGACCAAGCAAGCATCTCTGCCTCTGTCCAGGTTGCGAAATTGGGGATTGCTGCTGCTTGGGCGGTTGCCCCAGCCTCTACTGCGTCAATGGCATTCTGAGATGCTATCCCCGCTTCCACCACTGCCAACGCTGCCAACAATTGGGTTTCATTCGGGGCGGCATACGTGTTCGGTATAGCCTGTTCCCAGTTGGCAAGTAACGTTGCCACGCTGGTTAATTCACCTTTAGGTGGCACAGTATCCAGACGGGCGCTATGCTCAGTTTCCATGTATTGCTGGATAACCATTGACCAGCGCAGAGTTAATCGGTCTATTTCGTTTTGAGTTGCCATTATGCGAGTTTCCTTAATACAAGGGTCAAGTAGACCTCATTGCTTCCATCACTTACCGCCTCTCCAAGCCCGTCGTCAGCATTGGCAGTCTCAGTGTAGTGGTCAATACGGTAAGCATCCGTTCCATTAGCTGTGAATTTTGTTCTTAGTGTAACACTGTTAGTGCTAGCATCACCACTGGAAGAAAGGCCATTTTGCCCTTCATCAACCGAAGCCGTACCCGTGACATTATACAGGCGGAGGCGTTGTCGCCCAACAATTCGCCCCGGTGCTGATGCCTCTATTTCGTAATCTCCAGCTACCGGCGTAAATTGGTTGCTGGAAATCGTGACGATACCATCAGGATCGTAAACTTCGGTGTTCAAGTCACGGGGATTCCACGTTGTGGCGCTTGCCGAGCCGCCTTGTGTTGTTGTGGCTTTTTGGTCTTCTAATATAGCAACAGACGTATACAACCCACCACCGCCCGCCGCTGCCCACTCTGGTGCAGTTGCCCCGGCATTGACCGTCAATACCTGACCGGCTGTGCCGATGGCTAACCGAATATTGTTACTACCATCACGGTAAATGGTATCCCCCGCCGTCGTCACAGGAGATAATGCATCAAAAGCTGCTGTTTGGGTGGTTTGCCCTGTACCGCCATTCGCAATTGCAACTGTATTTCCACCCGTGACAACGCCCCCAGCGGTATTTTGCAATACACCAGCGCTAGACATCTCTGAAAAAATGTAATCGCCTTTGGTGGCATTGGAAGTGGTCTGCAGGGTTAAATCATCCCCGCTGCCCGTGCCGCCGATTAGGGTCTGCCCACCAGAACGACCGGCTAAGGCTGCATACTGGGTATGGTCGTCGTCGGTCAACCCGGCTAACGCGCCGTGATCGGAAACGGTTGTACCCTCGAAGGTCTGGGTAAAAGCGCTCGTAATTTCTGTGAAGCTGGCAGCACTTTTTAAGATGATGATTTTACCAGCAAGGGTGGCAATGGCGGTTAATTCGGGCGGCGCAGTAGGTACAAGCGCAGCTTCGGCTTGAGCTAATGTGTAATCGCCATGCCCATATTGGATGTACAAATCGCCGTCATGGGCAATATACACCCAATGCACACCATACCGATTGGCAGTCAGGGCGGCGGGTGTACCGCTATTGTCGTCGTAATTGGTGTTATCAATTTGTGTCTGACTATCGACTTCCGTCCAACCACCAACGCCGTCCCGATAAAAGTAGGAGAATGTGTCCGCTACAGCAGTATCAAACGCTGTCAGGGGGATTCGGGCCAGTCCAGCGTACAGCACTCCTGCGCTATAGGCGACATTACGTGTGCCGGTTTCGGAAATCGACAAACCAGAAGCACGCTTTACCCGGTCAATTTCCCAAGACCGTTCAAACACCAACCGCGCAAAATCACTAATCTGTTGACTGGCGGGTACGATATGAATTTCCGTCCCTTCCCTGTATACATTGCCAACGGGAAATTGGGTGTGAAAATCCATATTGGTAAACGTGGTGGTTGCGGCAATGGCAGGTGTACCGGCATTGTAATCAACATACACCCAATTTAACGCATTGTCGCTTAGGCTAACGTTGGTATCCTCTGCAAAATTAAACAGGACATTTGCGCCAACATTGCTATCGGTGGTTTTAATGATGCCCGTGCCAGCGGCTACCGTGACTGAGCCATCCCCATTATCCGAAATCGCGCCGCCTGTGCCTAAACCGGCACTTTGGGTAACGTTTGACCAGTCCTGTACATCGTCATAAGTTGGTGTACCGAGAACGCCCATAGCCACCTGTGAAGCGGTTACGGAGGTGCTACTTAAGACGGCCTTAAACACAATCCAATTCGTGCCATCGTAACGTAAGGATACCAGCGCGTCGTCGGTCAAGGTAACGTCGGTGTCATCGGGTAACGAAAGATTCCCCGTCCCATGTTTTAGGGTAATCGTGTCGCCCGCATCCGCAATGATATTGACACGCGGGTAATAGGCAATGCTGTTGACCGAATAGCTAACGGTGGTATCTAGTGTGATGGTATCTAAATCATCCGTTGTCCCGGTTTCCGCAGCGATAATATGGTCTTCTTGGGTACGTGTAACCGCGCCGCTGGAAAGCGTTAGGGTGGTTGCGTCTTTGAATAATGTTTGACCAATGCGTAGGGTACTGCTCATAAGATTAACATATCCCCTTCAACCGTCAATTCCCCCTCAACGGTTAAATCATAAACAATTTCGTGGTGGGTTGAACGGATTAGTATTGCCTTACCGGATGGTATCGGATTCTGAAACCCATAAATACGCGGCATGTTGATAAAATTGCGCAAGTCCTCCACCACGTTATTAATGGTGATATTGGCGTTGTTGTCGCTCAATTCAATGGATAGCAACGGGATGTATTCGTTGTGCAAGAGTTGGGCAAAACATTCGTCGTAATCGGTGCTGTCTAAGGCACTCGAAATGGCCTGTGCGGTACTGGCAGCGACAAAATACGTTTGTTGGAACGTGTCAAAAAAGATACACACCAGACGATGGGTGTCGGCGGCGGGTATGTAGCTGGTTAAATCGACTTTATCGGCGGCGCGAGGTGTACCGGCATAGGTGAACCAGTCCAGGATTTCATCAACTTTGAAGGGCAGTTCTCGGATGGTCACAAGGGCGCTGTCAACCGTTGCCGAACTTCCAACCGGGCGCGTTAATCCTCGGACAACATTACGCAAATACAGGAATTGATTGTGTTGTGCCGACGGGTTAAAAGCGCGACTGTCAATATCTGCGTCGTCATAATACGTCGGGTTTACCCGTTCTATTGATAATTCGCCGTCGTAATCGTAAAAGAGTAGGACATCCACCCCGGCTATTTCGGGTATATCACCCCCAGCATAGCGCATCGGCAGTGGGTTGCCATACGTGACATTACCCTCACTGTCTGTACCCTGTTTAATGCGTACCCAGTACCGGCTTTTTTTGGAGGTGTACACGTTGCCGCTGCCGTCGCCTAAAACGGCCTCAATGCGTTGTCGGTTGCGAAGTATACGTTGTCGTGCTTGCTGATAAATTAAAGGCGGCATCAGGCCTGTTTCATCCCTTCCCCGCAAATGAGAACAGTTAATTGATTGTTGTCATTGTCTGAATAGTCGCTATCCAGAAAACGGAAGCCAAGCGGTGAACCTGTACCGGTGGCAGAGAACGAATAAGCATGACTGCTCTGGAATGTGGGCAATCCGCCGGGGCGGGCTGCGTCAACCTGGAAACCGTTGCTACCAGGGTATAGGGCAATGCTATCGCTGTCATCGTCATAGCCAGTATAAAAAGCATCACCGCGCGAGCCACCGCCGGTAAAGTTGGTGGCGTTGCTCTGGATTTCCACCGGTACACTTCCCGAACCGGTCAGTACCAATTTACTGACGGTAGCAGAGCCACCAAACCCTCCGGTACTCGTGCGGACATCAATTGCCGCGCCAAATGAACCGGTATATAACTGGTTATAAGTTTTGGCAAACGTTCCCGCCCCGGCTTGGGCGGCTGTCGCTAACGGGTTGCCATAATTGCCCCCAAACACAATCGCCCAGTTTCCCGCTGGAATGCCGCCGCCGGAGGTGTAGCTGCTTAACGTCATAGACGCAGTAGCAACGGTTACGCTTCCAGTAAAGGCGAAAGACAGCAGGCAGCGTGTGTTATCAGTTGGCCCGGTTGGTTCAGTCCAGTTTGTAGTACGCCAACCATTTCCTGCCACATACAAAGCCCGTCCGCTTACGTAGGTAAAGCCACAATCGGATTGTGTAAAATCAAACGTAGCCGACCAAGATGTTGTACCGACTAAGCCATCCCCTGCCACTTTGATAACATAATTCGCCCCAAACACGGTGCTTTCTGAGGTGGTCACAACCGACCCGGTTTTCATGCTCACATTCAACGCCTCACAACCGGGCGGCGGTTGTGTTGCCGTAATGCCCGGTTGATTAATGCCTGCGTCAATGCCGGGTAAGGTAAAATTAGGGTCATCAATGGGATAATTAATCAAGGGGTCTATCGCACCAAACCCCGCGCCAATGCCCGGTAAAATAGGCACGTTCAAATCGTTCACATCTGGAACGAGTGTGACAATAATGCCCGATGTACCCCCGGCGACAATTAATTCAAAAGTGGCAGTTACGGTGTCATAGCCGCGCTCTGTATTGTGACTGTAATTAACTTCAGTACACAACCATTTATCGCTGCTTGAATAGGCGCGACCTGTCACGTTATCGGCGGCGGCTATCGTAAAGGCATATAACTGATGCGCAGTTGGCACAAGCCAATACCATCCCGGCATAAGTTCCAGCGTTAAGACCGGGCGTGGGTTGACCGTTTCCAGATAGTTGGCAATGCGTGTCCCGGTTTCCGTGCGAGCTTGCGCGTCGGTTAAATTGGCCTTCATAATCTGACTGTTCAGTGTACCGGTTTCCCAACCGGGGCTAAAACTTTGTGCCGGGGCGCGGCCTCGGTAAACGTTGGTTGTTGCTGTGGAAGTATTGTAAGTCGCCGCGCCGATGATCGCTTGCGAATGGGAGGGTATCGGTTCAATCGCCAGACTGAAATTCAGGATGTCACTATTACCGCTGTCGTCAACCACCAACGTCCCAATAGTAGTTAACCCGGATACACCGACAATACGCGCAGACCGTTGGAACGTGCTTTGTCCATCTGCTGCAATAACCAGTTGGGCGTTTTGGTCGTCCGAAACTGAGTTCACCCATTCTAAAATACTGGATTCACGTACTACAAAATCAGGCCAACGATAGTCGTCGCTGTCTGCATCAAAGGTTACGCCGGACACGTTCAGGAATGTACTATGCCATGCCAGCATATACACCAGCGTTCGCTTAATTGTTAGACTCTCAATTTCGCCCCACTCGTCAGGACTGGAAGCGGTTTCAATGTACAACCCCGCCCCGTGTAAGCGCCCTAATTGGGCAATAAAGCCCTCTACCGTTAGCGATACATCCTGCAAAACGCCATAGCGTTCATTTCCGGCAGTCGTGTCCGTTCCTTGCCGTAAGCGCCCTACAAACGCTATGTTTTGCGTTAGGGGCGTGGCTGTACCGTCGTAATCATCAACGCTCAGAAGTGTGCAGCGAGTACGGTCTAAGACAGTACTAAAACCATCCCAGGCGCGGACGGTCAAGATAAAACCATCGACCAATGTACCCGTAACTTGATAATCACCACTATCCAGCGCAATAACGTTGGTGGAGGTGTCGGTCAAGTCTACCGTGTACACCTCAAATGCAAAATAGGCAGACACCCCATTGCTATCGGTGACGGTTAGAACAACCCACCGATGTTCGTTAGTCGCCGCGCCGGGAAAGTCCACGTCAATAGACGCTGTGCCCGCGCCGCTGTTAATCGTGCCATCGTCAACAAACCAGGAATAGGTACTGATGGTTGCGCCGTTGGCGGTCGGGTCTGCCGTTGCGGTGAACACAAAATTGACCGTTGCTGTACCGGCAGTGTCTACGTAGGTAGACTGCAAACCGGTTATCAAGGGCGGCAAAGTCTGGAATGTTAAATCCCAGTCTTTATATTTTGTACCGGCGGTTGTCCGGCGCTCCAAACGCTCGTGAATATCCCAGTCGTTTAAGACCGTGACATAATCACCAGTAGACAGCGTGGTGCTATTTTCATTGATGTAAAAAGTTGTGCCATCCGGTGTAGTACGCACGCGCCCACGAAAAATAGCATTGGTGCGATAATCCGAATCACTGCTAATGATAACCGTCATACCTTCCAAAACGTCGGCGCTATCGCCTGCTACCGTTCCCGACCAAAGGAACTCAGCAAATGGAGTGTTGCTGATGTCCTCATCGGCTTGCGTCTGCCAGATGACATCATTCGGGCAGAGCAAGAGATATTTCTGACTGGCTTGGTTGGTGGTGCGTAATTGGGTTAATTGTCCGGCGCTTAGTTGTGCGGGAAAGCCCATTCAGTCTCCAATAAAAAACCGCCTCAGTGGGCGGTTCGTCGGTTAGGTGGTTGTGGATAATTCGTGTTATTTCCTAATCTTTCCGATAACAATATCGCTATCCTGCAAAACTTCCACCGCGCAGGACAACCATATCCCATGCCGTAAGAAAGTAAAACGGTTGGCAATCCGTTCAGGGATAAATCGTCGGGGTAATTCTACCCAACGTAAGACGATAGTTAGTTCTTGGCCGCTGGCTAAGTCAGGCATTTCGATATTACCACCGCCGACAATGTGTAGGTAATCACTCATCACGCACCGCCCATTGCATCTCAATGTCTGCCAAAGGAACTCGGTATGTAACGTCTAAGGTTATCCCGACATCAGGGACAATGTGGTTGGCGTAGACCGGGATATTTACAGTTCTCCAATGTAACTTATCCATTGGAATAACATGCACGATATTATCATCGGGGTACACTTTGGTAATCAGACCGCGTAATTCAAAACCCAAATATGTTTTCAGGATAGTGCAGTTCGTCGGGAAAGTAGAAGCGGTGTCGTTTTCTTGTGGTATACTACTATCAGTCATCAGAAATCATCCTTTCTTGATGATTAGAACGGGCGTACACGTAAGGGACGTGACGCTCGTTTGCATTTGTGGATACCTCCATTATAGCACAAATCGGTAAATTGCATAGCAGATTATCACCGATAGAATCAGCCCGATAAGCAACAAGGTTATCCGGCGTTCGTATGCCCAGATGAACAACACGTACAACCAACCGCGCCAATGCATTACAGCGCGTCCAGGTCTAGCAGGTGCAGGCGAATACCGCGCAACCCCGGCCCGACTAACCCGCCGTCGTAAACACTGCCCTGCAAATACACGTATTGCCCGGTGGGCCTTTCGTCTATCCAGGCCGCAGCGTTGTAATTACTGAATGTGCCGTCGCCGTCCGGGTCAGTTTTGACAGTGACTAATCCGGTAAACGTATTGCGCAGGTAGGTGTGTTGCGTTACCAGTAGAACGGCAAACTCCCAGTCTTGTGTAGGCTTGCCCCGATAGGCGGCGGTGCTGTTGGCACGTACAATACGCTCGCCCACTTCGTAAAAGGGGAGGGCGCGTGGCATCACCAATTTAACGCCGTTGGCATCGGTCAAACTGGTAACGGCAGTTAATCCGGCGGCATTATTGTTTCCGGCGGCAATCTGGTAATTTGGCGTATAGGCAACCATTACGGAATAACCCCCATTGTATTCAAATCGCGGACGGTCACAAAGTTATTCTGCCCCGGCGGTCTTATGCCATCGGGTGTGCTTGTGCCACCATTCGCACCGGGCGTTAAGGCAACCATCTGCTGCCAGAATTGCGCTGTTTGTCTCAGAATGGCGTTTTGCCCCTCTTGCGCCAATTGCAATTCCCGGTTTAATGCCGTAGCAGCGGCTTGCAATTGCCGTTGCTTTGCGGTCTGTATATCGCGCAATTCTCGCTGTTGTGCCAATTGCAATTCCCGGCGCTGGCGTTGTCCATCGCGCAACCGTTCCTGACGCAAGCGTTGACTTTGTTTGGTCAAGTCGGACAATTCATTCTTGTTCGCTTGCAACCGGTCTTGCTCAGCGTCTTTTTGCGCTTGTTTTTGGTCGTCTAACTCCCGTTCAGTCTGCTTGGTTAGCTGGTCAAGGGATAGAAAATCGCGCTCGGCAAGCAAGTCCTCTTGGCTGCGGTTGGCATCTTTGATGATGTCTCGCACAGTACGGTTGTGATCTTTCCGGGCTTGTTGTTCATCCCGAAATTGATCTGCGCGTAAGTCGTCCAGGGCTTGTTGCTGGGCTATCTGGTCGTCTAACAATTCTTGACGGACGTTAGTCGCCAAGTCAATTAGACTATCATTCAGTTTGGTGCGGGCATCTTGTGCAGCCTGGATGGCGGCTGTACCTGCGTCGGCTATCGCATTAGCATAGTTGGTCTGCGCTTGGGCAGCGCGTTGGGCGGCTTGTTGTTGTGCGCGTGCGGCTTCTTCGGCTTGGCGGGTACGTTCTCGCTCGACCTCTTCGGCCTTACGTGCAGCCTCCTCTTCGGCCTGAGTTGCGTCTGAGCTTGCCCCGGCTGTAACCTGTCTGGCTTCAGCCAACGCTTTCTCTACTTCAGCGGCTTCGCTGGCAGGGATTTCACCATCGGCTAGCGCTTTTTCTAGCACCGCGATTTCTGCATCAAAGTCTGCAATACGGTCTTTACTCTTGCCCAACTGCTCGTTCAATTCGGGAATCTGTTTATTAACGACACCCGCAACGCCCGTTAATGCACCGTATTGGTCGGTTAATTCTTTTTCTGTTCCCTTAAGTTGGGTTAATAATTCCTGTTCCCGTTCCCGCTGGGCGTTCAATTCCTCAATGCGTTTTCGGGCTTCATCCTGAGAAATCGAACCGCTAGCGATTTGGTCATTCACTTCGCGGGTTTTATCAATCAACGCCCCAATTTGCCGCGCTTGCGCCTCAGATGCTTTTCCCAATTCATTGACCACCACCACTAACGCGGCCATCGCCAATGCTACAGCGCCTAATGCAGCAATAGCCGCACCAGTACCGCCCACCATTCCGGCCAACGCCCCCGTCAAACCGCCCGATCCGCTTAATCCCTGTAGGACATCCCCTAGACCGGCAACCAACTTTGGTGCGGCTTCACGTACAGCGAACAGTTCTGCGCCAACGTTAATTAAACCTTCGGCTGCTCCGCCAGCCTCGCCTCCCATATACCCCAAAGCGCCGGACAACGTGCGAACTTGGGATTCAACATCCCCATAAATAGCAACGTCTTTGGAAACGGTATCAAAGCGCCCGCCGCCCGCCTGGGTTTTATTGAGTTTAGTCGCATTCTTAATCATTAACTCTTGGGCTTCGCTAACTTCACGCGCCCCTTTGAGCGTTTTGCTAAGTGCGGCGTTATCGGTTTGATACCGTATCAGTATCTTACTTTCAGGCATTTACAATTCCATTTTCTTTACGGTACTTTCCTGCTCTTCATAGGCATCCGGCGGCGCATAAACAAGCGGGTTATCCGGGTCTTGCACGCCATCACGTAAATTGATGTACCGTACCATATCCCAAATGAGCGCTTCAGGTTGGTCAAACAATCCCCCAGTGTAGGGGAGGACGTGCCAGTTTTCCACGCCAAACACGGCTAACTGAATATCGGGCAACGCGTGGTGGAAACCAAAATCATCGTCCGGCGACGGCGCTCTATCGGCTAGCGCAGCCAATACGCTTTGCTGCCATTCGCGCCGTCGCTTTAGGCTTCCGGGTCTGTGGGCGCTTCCGGGGCAAGTTCTGAATCAACGGGCGCGTCAAACGTCCGCAATTCAGTTTCCAGTTGCCACACAACTGCCGCGGTTTTGGTGTTTAGATAGGCTTCAAACTTCTTGCGAATGGTTGCGCTATCGTCTGACGGCGCAAGCCATTTGAAGTCCACTTTTGGCTTGCTGCCATTCATGCGTAACGACAGGTTAACGAAGTCCAGCAATGCGAGATAAACCTCATCACCGGACACCTCAAAATCCTGACCCACCTCATCAAACCAGGGTTGTGCCTTGCGTAATACCGCCGTCCGTTGCATCCGAATAGCGGGGGTATAGGGCTTAAACATTAGCTTAAGTTCCCCTCGTCAATTTCGGACAACACCACGATTACCGCGTCCGTTGCAGGCGCAGCCACAAAGGCTAACGTGGTATCGCTCACGGTGTAATCGGCAGTGACGGTTTGCTGCACATCATTCACAAACACATAGGTTTTCGCACCGGAAACGGGTGCATACGACAGGGTGAAGTTCTGTTGACTATTATTGCCCGTGAAACGTGCCAGTGGGCCTAATGGGTTGTCACTGTCAATCGGGAAAATCGACGCGGCAGTTGTGCCATGCAAGTTAATACTCACCGTTGACCAGCCCGTCCTATCGGAGCGACTCAGGTTAATGGCATATTGGTAGGGTGTGAATGTTCGCTGCTGAATGTCGGTAAACAGCGGTTTAATGGTGCAACGTGGAATAAATACATTCTCCCATTGTTTCACGCCCTTTGAACCCTGTAGCCAGGACTTGGCACGGCGGGATAGCAGCAAACACATGGCTTGACTGGCGCGGTCTTTCGGGTCAAGAGATGATACTTCAATATCTCCTACCGTTTCAATTTTCGTACCCTGGATAAGTGCATCAAAAACATTGTTGCGCTGCGCCAGTTCCAGAATACCGGAAATTGGTGTTTCGCTATCAAATTCAAATGTGACCATCGGTTCATCGTCACCCGTAACCGGCTCGACATCCGGTTCAGGAATGTTAATCGGCATGGTACGCGAACCGTCCAAACGCAACATACTGCTGCCTGTGGCATCACCAGCGCTTGGTGCGGTGGTGGTACTGCCGATAAAATAGCCATTGGAATCAATGACTCCATACCAATTGAAACGAAATCCGGCGGCAACTGTCTTTTTTGCCATTGTTTAGCTCCTAGTAAACTGACCTCATGAATGGAATGCGTAATGTGAACTCAATGCCCAATTGATTGGCAATAATGCCACTGTTTTGAAATACCACTAACCCGGTATGTGTGGTAATAAATGCTTGCGTGGTCGGGTCTAAATAATCTTGACAGTCGGTGTATGTGCCGCTGTCAGTGTTCAAACCGCTATGCTGTGCGAAATAATCCATAATCGGCACATAATACTCATGCGCTTTTTTCGGTTTGTCTCCTTCGTATCCGGCGGTTAAATGGTCAACCACCAAACGCATCAGAATGGTTTCGGGATTGTTTTGGATGTCCTCTGCAAAACCGGTGTAATCCGGTGTCATGGCAGCGAGGCGATTTGTCCAGTACGGAAAACTCTCCTGTTCGTAAGGCCAATAAGGAACAGCGTCACAAGCCACACCGATGGTATCGGCAAACACTTCCTTTTGCATTTCGACAATCCGGTCAAGTGCCTCTTCAATGTAGTTAGGCATACTGGAATTCCATTAACGTTTGCTTCAATTCGGTTAATAGGTCTTGCGGGTAGGTAATTACGCCTACACCGTCCAACGTTTCTACCTGATATGCCCCACGTCGAGCGTAAAGCAGGGTTGCTTGCCGTGTGACAGCGCGTTGAATACGTTCATCCACTTGATAGACGCTAATCGCTGTATCCTGCGCATGGGCGGCGGCGGTTGTGCCATTGCGTCCGCGCCGGACGGTTAAGACGTTGGTGGTGGTGTTCACGGCGGTAACGTCTATTAATTCATCCTCAATTTTAATCAGGTTGCCCGGTGAAAAACGCGGTGTGAAACCCCATAAGTCTGCCCCGTCTGCGTCGCTCACGGTTATGCTTGTGGCCGCAGCGGTTAACGGGTTATCCTGTACCGTGTCTACACTATCAAAGGCGTTGCTGTAATCGGGATGGTAGCCCCATGTACCGGTGACATAAATCTTATAGGGCTGGGTACTGCTGCACCCGGTATACCAGTCATACGAACAGTTGGTTAAACGTAACGCCGTCGCCACTTCATTACTCCAGGTGTACAACGCCACTTGGGAGGTAATGTCGGTGGTCTGCCGCAGCACTTCAGTGAACGCTAAAATGTGATCGCGCAGGTTAAAGGTGTTTTCCCAATACCGACTGCTAATGCGTGTCGCCTCAATTGGATAGGTGCGTTGTTCGGTATACGGTGCGAAATAGGGACGGCGCGGTGTTCCCATTGTCAGGTCAACACGTTGGCTGGCCTGGATAATGTAGCGAAACAAGAGACTATCATCAACCGTGCTATCGGCCTTCAATTCTGACTTGCATAGGTCTAATGTCGTGTAATTGCTCATAGGCCGCTTAAAATCCCTTCCACGTCTTGAAAGGCGTTCTGGATAACATCGGGAGATGAATACCACCCGGTGTCCTGGTGGAAACCTTGTTGATTAACGCCGGTTACATACTGCTCATAATCGGTCGTGTTGTCCACGCTTACGATGACATCGGGAGTCGGTACAACCGGCGGCGTACCCCCGACAAATCGGGTCAAGTATTCCAATAGCGCGGCGGTATAGGCTTCAATTCGGTTTACCTGTTCAATGTTTACAGTAACCCGCCATGCTTGACTTAAGGCATGTGTGCGACGGGTGGGTATGCCACGCCCGAATCCTTTGGTTGCAAAGAACGCCCGCCGTTGGCGCTCGGATGTCCACCGAATAGGGTATTTTGGTCGTCCCGGTTCGGTCTGCAAACGCTGTAAGGTTTCCGCTTGCCATTGTTGTAATTGGCGCGTGGTTTCCCTGGATACACGAATATCGTCGGTATTGGCAGTGAATACAATCTCTTGCTTAATCATGCAACCCTACCCCGGTATAGGTGCGAAGCATCATAGCGATACCCGATAGAGCAAAAGGATACAGCAGCGCTTCAATTCCCCATAGCCATAACAGGATAGCGAGAAACCCGACATACACGGACGTGCAATAGATGCAATCAAAAAGGCCGCCCATTTGGAGCGCCCTTAGTTTTTTGAATATGTCCTTTGGCCCGTCTTCGGCGGTGAGCATGTAACTAACCCGCCACACCGAAGCGGCCAGTAGAATTGTTGTCATTATTCCCATAGAGGATGGCTTACCTCAAAACCGGCTAAACTCTGGAATATTTCGGGCATGGAGAATGTCATGTACAGATGTACACTCTTAATGGTCTCGTCAACGGTAAATTCCGGTTTCCAGCCCAATTCTTGCTTGGCTTTATCAGCATTGGGGTACTTGTCCGCTGCCTCTGCATAATATTGACCGTAAACTTCCCGACCATCCATAAACACGATTTCGCTTTTGCTTTCGGTTATTTCGATAACCCGCTGCGCCAGTTCCAGTATGGAAATGCGATTGTCGGGGTTGCCTAGATTGTAAACTTCACCCGACTTCCCCCCGCCCCTATTCCGGCTGCGTAACTTGTTTGACACCTTGACGATTCCCTCGACAATATCCGCAACGTGGGTGAAAGCGCGTAGTTGGAATCCATCCCCAAACACGGTCAAGGGAGCGCCTACCATAGCCTGGGCTACAAAGCGTGGCAAAACAAAACCGCCTTGCCCAGATTGACGTTTACCGGCTACATTGAAGGGGCGAATAATCGCAGCCCGTAAACCATTGATTTGACATTCGTTAATAATCGCAGTTTCGGCGGCTAGTTTTCCGACCGCATATTCTAGCCGTACTGTGGTTTCCGGCGGTACAATGCGCGGCATTTCTTCACTGCAATAGCCGTTCTCACCGCCGCCGTATATCTCGCTGGTACTAATGTCTATCAGGCTTGCCTTACACCGTTTCGCAAGTTCGATTAAACCCACTGTATCTTCAATGATGTAATGCGCCATTTTCCCAGCATAGGGCAAAATACCCGCTGGGCCAACCGGAGATGCCAAATGAAAAATAATATCCCAGTCGTCGCTCGTGCCGTTTTTCAGCCATTCATGTATATCACAAATATCGTAGGTTAGACGCTCTGGGTAATTCAAGTCCCCTAGTAAGACATCCAGTGGGACGGGTGATGTACTGAGATTGTCTACTACATGCACATAGGGGCGGTCTTCTAATACCTGTCCGCTGGTCAGTTGGGTATTAAGCAGTCGGTCAATGAGATGCCCACCAATGAAACCGAAACCGCCTGTAACCAGAATTTTAGTCATTTGACCTCCAATGCTTTCGCAGGCAACCCGACAACCGTTTGACCGTCTGCAACATCGCTCACTATCACCGCACCTAATCCCGCCAAGACATCCTTACCGACTGTCTTTCTATCGCGTATAGCCACATGGGGTGCTATCCAGCTTCCCGCGCCAACTGTCACGCTTCCGGCTATCATACTGTGCGCAACCAGCGCCGTGTGTTCGCCAATATCGGCATTGTGGGCCACGTGGACAAGGTTGTCGATTTTCACACCCTTCCGAATAATGGTGCTGCCTAATGTGCCTCGGTCAATAACGGCATTTGCGCCCACTTCCACATTGTCTTCAATGACCACGTTGCCATAGTGCGGGAAGCGAATTAACGCGCCGTCCGGTTCTCGGTTATCATGACTAAATCCAAAACCATCCGTGCCGATTACCGCGCCGGGATAAATGGTTACGTTGTCGCCTATGACGGCGTGTTGCACAACGGCATTCGCGCCAATAGTAACATTTTCGCCTAACTCGGTAGTATCACGGTCTATCCAGGCAGTATGGTGTATAGTAAATCTTGGTATCGGCCAAAAGTGTTGGCACACTTCAATAAAGCGTTTGTAAGGGTCGTCAACCACTATCAGACATTTGTCATCGGTCATACTCATCATGCCCGGTTCATCACCGACAATGATGGTTTCAGCTAACGATTCTTGCACATTCAAATAATTGCCTGCATTCATCAAATCAGGACGGCAAAAGGTAATCGCGCCCCGTGTAGCATTGTCCAATGGCATCGGACGTGTGAGTGGGTAAGTCTTGTCCGGTGGGTTGTATACCCGTAGCACACTGTCGCCTAGATAATCTATGACATCAACAACAGTTATATTCATAGCGTAATCCTTACGACCTGGAACGCTTCGGCAAATTGGCGATTGCTTTGCATCCCGCGTAACCCGGCCAAATGACGTACAGCATCACAACTCCTATGGGCGCGTACCTGCGAGACATACATTTCATACAACGCCACTTTCGCCCCTATCTCTATGGGCAGGTATACATCCGGTCGGAATGCAGGCATGTTGCCGCCTTGATGGGTACACGGCATTTCGTAGCAGAGTACATTTTTGACATAGAAATTTTCATCGTGCGGTCTCAAGGCCGTCAATGCCGCTTGGTAAACCGTGCGGTGATCTTGGTTGTAATCGGGAAACGGTAGCAATGCCGTGTCCGGTCGCTGGCGGGTAATGAGCGCTTCCAGCGTTGCGATTAATTTGGGCAACGGCTCTAAGTGCAACCAGTTAACCGGGAAATGGTCATACGAAATACTATGCCCGTTATATTCGGCAATCTGCTCACATTCAATCTGTGAGGCTAACCCGACTGTCGGATGTTCAGCACATAGGAAATGCACATGCTTATTTCCGTAAGGGTCTGCTAGCAGTCCGCCACAGCCCAACACTTCGTCGTCCATGTGCGGCGCAAAGATAAGCGTTTTACCGTTGAACATTACGTGCCGCTTTCGCTTGCTTCACCAGTCGAAAGTAGACTTTTCGTGATAACCGATGCGCCCCTTCCAGCATGGCCTTTTTGATTTCCCGCTGCCCGTGCGCCCGAAAGAGTATCCTGTTATCGTGTGTGACAAAGTAGCCTGTTTTCTGCATTAGCGCTTGGCCTCCTTTGCCGCCTGCGGGATAACCTCGATCAACAGTTCCTTCATGCGTGCCGGGTAAGTGTGCTTTTTCATGCAAACTCGTTTGGCATTCCGTGCAATCGCTTTCCGGCGCTTCTGGTTTTCTGGTTTGAGCCAATACCGGATTTTCTTTTGCAGGTCGGGGTAATCCTTCCAACTGACATAATGCACGCCGTCCTTAATGCCCATCAGTTCATCAAAGTTGGGCGTTTGCTGATGCAATATCATACCACCGCCCATATACATAATGTCAAAAAAGCGTTTGCTGGTGTACCCGCTGGCACAAAATTCGTTATCGGATACAACCAACTTGGCGTGCTTGTTTAGGGCTTGGGTCTGGTCAAAATGCCAAAAGGTGTTGCCGGTAACGCGGTCATCGTCGCCGTTCTCACCGTAAATCCCAACGTCAATACCTTCGTTGCGCAGTTCTATTAGGGTGTCGTACAATACCGCCCGATGTCCGCACTTATTCGGTCTCCGATGCCCGTTACCCTGGAATATAACATCATGCTGAGCAACGTCTAGCTTACCGTCATTTTCCTCTGGCCCGGACTGCCAATAGTAGGCTTTAATGCCGTGATCGGCACATACGGGTATCATGTCGGCATTAACCACAAGCAAGCCGTCCAATTCGTGCCAAACTTTTGCCCAGTCAGGATTGACATGGTACTTCGGCCATACATCGCCAATCCAGTTTAGCCAGATTGCGTCTGGCGCGGCTTGCCGAATACGTCGCACTTGTTCCGGGTTGAAAATTTCATTGTTGTGGATGTTGCTTAGAATGAGATGCGGTTGCAATGCACCCGCCGCTTGCATCACTTTGAATGGCACGTCGTCACCGTCTTTAATCAAATGTTCCCAGACAATTCCACACTCCGCAACGGCATTTTTGAACGCTGGTTTCGCCGTCCGCCAATGCGGAACACGCCGAATGTAATCATTCAAAAACAGAATACGCAATTCCTCAGTATCCGGGTTTTCAACTTGCGGCTCACCAGGATAGACGCAATGTTCAAACGGTTGGCGTGGGTGTCCGTAATTCGATTCGCGTGTTTTCCGGTCTTGCTTGTTAACACTGCGCTGGTAACGGCTCACCTCATCCTTGATGTAATATGCGATATTGGTTACACCGGGCACTTTGACCACGCGATACCCGCGCATCCAAATCTGATACCCTAAATGGTTATCCCCGGCATACGTCCACGCTTTTTTCATGAGGGTACGTCCGCCCCACCAGTCGCACGCATTACCGAGCCATGTTCGGATTAGCGCCACTTGCGGATACAACGCCCGAAACGTTTCCCCGTCTTTATTGTACATGGTCTGCAAATCAAAATCTTTAAGCTGCTCAATATCATCCTCAAAACAGACCGCGCCAACGTCCGTATGTGTTTCCAGATAGGAAATGGCCCGCACAATGGCATAAGGTGGGAATGCGCTATCATCGGTGCTAATCAGGCTATACTTACCTTTAGCAGCGTGTCCAGCTTCGGTCAAGGCTTTTACACCGCCCACCGGTTTACCAAGTTGGATAAGACGACAATCGGGTTGTTCTTTAATCCAGGCTTCTGTTCCATCGGTGCTGCCATTGTCGGCTATGACAAATTCATAGCGCATGGTTTCCGGTACAGTCGCCCGCACCGAGTTCACCATTTCTTTCAGGCCGTCCAACCGGTTAATCGTGCCGGTGATAATAGAGAGGGTTATGTTAGTCTGCATTGACGATTGCCTTCAAACGAAACGAAATTAACCCGTCCTTTTTAATTATGATCTTTTCATACTCTGTACGGATAAAGTAGACATCCTCAGTTTCTTGTACTGGGTCAAGACCAATAGCCGGAAACTCATAGTATACATTCCCCCCTAAGCTGTATACCCAAAGTTTGTAATTAACCCTTTGAAGTTGCGGGCTGGCTTCCATTGATTTCTCCTCCTAGTTCTCCAAATAGGTCTTAGCTCGCGGCCATATACAATCATCACTGTGCGCTTCATTCATACCGCTGCGCCCCCAGTGCTACCAACGTATCCCAGTCGGGTGCAATCTTGCCCAATGGCGGTTGATAGACCGCTTCGTTAATGTGACCATTCAGCAGTTCGTAATCGGCGGGCATATCGCCCAATGGCGGTGGTTCAGGCGGCGGCGTAATCACCCCGGCCTCTATCATCGCTTCCGCAAACCCACCCGCGCCAACGTATTGCTTTTCGTTCACTTCCTCTTTGCCGTTTTGCACCAGTCGCCAGCTCATCTTATCGCGCTGGACATCAAACGGACTAACCCAGGTGGTTTTGGGCCAACTCATACGCGGGTAACGTCGCCCGGTGGTCTTGCCGCGTTTGGTATGATTCCCATGCCAGAGCGCCATTGCCAATACATCGCCATCCTGTTTTTCGCCTTGCGGACGGGTGTCTACTATTTCTGCTTGCCCACAACATCCCACCGGCACACCTCCATACCGTTCAACAAGTAGCCGCTTAATTTGGGTATCGCGCCCCGACTGTTTCGCCTGTAAGGAGCGCTGCCCATTGCCACTGTAATGAAACAAAGGATAGGGTACGCGTAATCCACACACCCCGTCAAAATTCATTTTTAACCAAAAATCAGTATCTTCTAATGCTTCTAATTGTTCATCAAAACCGCCCACGCGCATGACATCATCGGTACGACATAGACTGGTGATACAATGCCATGTGCCGCCCTGACACCATGCTTTGTCCGGCGCGTGCTGATGTCTGTCGTTCACGTACCAGTCGCTATATACGTAACGTCCTGGAATAATAGCCCGCCGCATTCGCTCTACAGCTTCCGGTTCTAACCAGTCGTCCGCATCCAAGAACAATACATAATCCGTTGTGACACTGGTCAATAATCGATTGCGTGTCCAGCCCGCGCCTTGATAATCCAAGTCGGGCATGGCGATATACTCCGTTGGGTAGGTCTGCTGCTCTACCGAGGCTATCGCATTGCTAGCAATCCGGTTGTGTTCCGGCGTGTAGGGTATCAGGACGGTTACATCAGTGTCTACCATCCCCGCACCGCTTCCCACTCTTCAATCGTCTTGTTGTTTTTACTGGAATTGCACGAAGGACATGCTAAGACCAGATTGTCAGGCCAATTGCTACCGCCCCGACTCAGTGGGTGAACATGGTCAATTTCATAATCGCCATGTAGCGTAATGCCGCAATAGGCGCAACGTTCTTGTTGCTCGTCATATATTTTTGCGATGTCGTCGGCTGTAAAGTGACCGTCCGCTTCTTTGAACATAGCCCACCGGTTAAGACATTTTGCTCTAATCTTTTCAGGATGATTTTGGGCATAACGTCGGTTGCGCTCATTATGCGCTTCAGGATTATTGCGTTGTGACCGTAAACGTGATTCACGCTTTACTTCTGGGTTGCGTTCTGCATACTCTTGCCAATACTGACGAACCTTGTCGGGGTTGGCTTCGTTCCAATTGCGCTTGCTCTCAGCAAGTTTTTCTGGGTTTTCTTGTTGCCATTTTTTGACCCGTGCGCGTACTCGGTCGGGATGTTGTTCACGTTCTATCCGTGCTTTTTCGCGTATACAATCACGGCAGTAATAAGCAAAACCGCATTTGTTACGCCGCATAATACCGAAGTGTTCTTTGTCTAAAGGCTTTGTTTCTTTGCAACGTGCGCATGTGCGCGTTTGTGGTATACTCATGGTGATGACCTACTCTACTAGGTTGTCCAGGAGGCCGGTCTGACATTAGACGCGGCCTCCTTGTATTGTACACTACTACGATATAGACCGCAATAGATAGAAAGTTACGGCTTATATAACGTATTCCCAGGGCCGTCGCTGTAAAAACTCGAACCCGGTAGCGCGTTCCGAATTTCGGTTGTGAAGTAGTAGCTCACGTTGTCCAGTCGTCCGGCTAAGAATGGTGTTTCCATAATCAGCCGCATTTTTGAACCGAAGTGATACTCTTTACACAACCCCGTTGACCGTTCCCCTGCAATCCACAACCCGTTGTTGAGAACCGTCATGTTATCCGCGCCTGCAAAGGTGCGAAACTCGGTTGCATATTGGTTGTCCATTGGGAAGTATTGCAGGTAGGTAAGTTTCGTCCCGTTCCAGGTATCAGGAATGAGATAAATGTCACTGGTGAACGTGCCACTGCTATTGGTCTGTGGGATACCTTCCGAGAACACCACCGGAATAGGCACGCCGTCAACCAACAGATATTGGCCTTGCATCATTTGGAGGCGTAATTGATTAGTGGCTGTGGTGTCAGTGTTGAACGGTTGCCCCGCTGTACCATCATCACAACGATAAGTCGCATAGTTGCAACTGTATTCTTCCACTACGCGATGGAAAGCCTCTTCGCGCATCAAGAAATACCAGGATACGTTTGCACCATACCCCATTTTTCGCGCCCGGTTCTTGACTGCCCGCACCAATTCAGAAATGGCAACGGTGATATTACGTGCGGACGCGGCCGGTTCAGAGGGGATGGTTGCACCCACGTCCGCGCCAAAGGTGATAACCACACTATCCATCGCCGCGCAAACCTGCGAGCTTTTCACATCGGTGTAACCCGTTTTAATCATGCTGTCGATGCCGGTGAACTCGGAAGTCCAACCATGCTCAGTGGCAGTATAGGCTTGCGTGTTATCCCCCGCAACGGCCACAACATCTATCGTGCGTTCAAATTCCACACCCAACCGCCACAGTTCATAACTTAACTGGGAACGGGTATCCACCATACGGTAGAACAGGTCAGGAATAAGCGGATTACGCATTTCGGGATTGGAGAAACCGGGCTGCAAATTACCAGGGATGTCCGACCGGTTGCGCAGTTGCCCAATTTCAGGGATAGCGTTCAACTCGGTTTTGATGTAATACTCGCCCCAGTAAAATGCCTGTTTACATTCCTTCCCATAGCCCACTTCAGGCGGATTGGCACACCAGCCGCTGGCATTCGTGCCGCTGGCAGTGGTGACACCCAGAAAGATGGACAGCAATTCCTCATAGAAATCACTTGCCATAGGTGCACCCAATGCTTGTGCAAATGAGTAAGGCCGCGCCATTGCGCTGTAGCGGTCAGGCCGTACCCCTGGATAAGTGAATAACCCAAATTGCGTGGTGCTGCCCTGGAATGGGCCTTGCAAGGTGGGTGTGTACAACGTGGTATCACTAGGCGTATGTTTTTCTGTATAGCCCAACGCCTCACGCATTTCTTTCAGTTCTGCTAACGTGTATTGTTTATCGGCCATTTTCTACTCCTTCACCGGGACACCCAGGACGAGCTTTTGCCCGTGCTGGCTCTTTTCCAGTTCGCGTTTGATTTTGAGCGTGTCCTCTGACTCGCTCACCCGTGTTTCCTTAGCGGTGGAAGCCGCACGCGGGGTTAAGGCCACCAGCTTTTCTACTTTTGCCAGACGGTCTCCGAGATCATCAAATCCTTTGGCCTTTTCAGCCAGCGGCGCAAGCTCTTTGACAATACCTGCCATTTCGATGAATGCCGGAATAAGCTCTTTCATTTCCGTCTGGACATCGTTCGCTTCGGTTGCCAGCGCCTTGACCTGCTGTGTTAATTCCATGACGGCCATTGGCATCGGTTCGTCTTCTTCTTCCTCTTGCATTTCTTCCATTGGCAAGTCTTCAACGATTTCAGTTGCCGTACCCATCAGTTCAGCAATGGCCATATTCGCAAAAGCATCCAGCTTGGTTTCGTCGTCGGTGAGTTCGCGTCCCATGTCCATAATTCGGGCACGCATGTCCTCAATTAGACCCTTCATTTTTGTTGCGTCAAACTCTTTGCGTTCCAGACCGGTCTTGTCTAAAGCCGTCCGCACGCCCTCCATTGCCGCTTCCAATTCGCCCCCGGCATCTTTACCGAGTAACTTTTCAAACCAGTTGCGGCGGTCTTGCTTTGCAGTTTCGCTCATTGGTTGACCTCCTAATACGAAACTAGGCGTAATACCATTCGCCGCCTTATCCAGCGGCAACGAAGATGTTTCGACCTTGAGTATTTCCTCAAATTCGTGGTCGGTTTCATCCCCTTGTTTATGCCCGAAACCAATACTTGCGCCCCAAGCCGTATCACTACTTTCGATGGCATCCCAGATTTCCGCCCGATTAATTAACATCGGTTCATCGTCTGCAAACCGTTGTAAGTCGATGACTTCGTTAGGCAATTCCTGAGATAGCTCCAATAAAAACGGGCCTACCATTTTAGCCCCGATGATTTCGCCTATCGGCTCGCCCCCATGCCAATACTTGTGCGGTGTAGGGCGAAAGTTTTTAACGTACTGTTCCAGCGCTTTGGTTTTAACAATGTCGCCCTCTCTATCCCGATAGGCATTGGACGACACCAGAAACATATACCGGCGGTTATTGGCTTTGAATACAACGTTCATTAAGCCGCCTTTCCTAACATACGGCGAACAAAACGCACCGCCCGTAAGCGCCCGCGTGCGGGTTGGTCGGTGGGCAGCAAGGCACACCCACAACGATAGCCGCCACAAATCAATTTACTGGATTGTGGCAATAAGCCGGTGCGGCGGTAATCTTTCATACGGTGAATTTGCCCATTCAATTTGAGACACGTTTTACAATGTTCCTTGACCGGATTCACCACCCACATGAAGCGCTGATTACGGTTCGCCAGTTCTAATCCCCGGTAATAAATCGGGTTGACTGACTTGTTGACCCACATTTCTGCCCGACGTTGCAAGGCATCAAAGGTAAAGGGGGTGTCGAATAATTCCTTAACGAATTTGGATATAAACGGACTTTGCTCAGCCCGCCATACCGACAACGCTTGCCGCGCTTCGTCGTCTAATTGCGGCATGGGAGCGCCGCCGTCCGCCAGACCATCGCGTAAAGCGTCCGCCCCGGCTTCCAATAGTGCCAAGCGCAACGCCGGTCGCAATACCGCCTTGCTGATAACATTGTTCTGGACTTGCATTGCCAATTCGATAAACCGCTGTTTAAAAGTGCGTTGGGTTGCCGACAACGCTTTTTGCGCTTCCTCGGTGTCATCTATGACAACATCCTGTGTCGGCATTTGTTCGGGCGCGGCCAGTTGCGGCGGTTGCATTTGTTCGGGTGTTTCCGGGTCGCTGTCATCTAAACGGACAATACGACCGGATTCATCGGTAATGACATCCCGCACGGCTTCCACTTGGTTAGCCAATAACCGGCGTTGTTCGTCCGGTGTAAGTTTGCCTTCCAATGTCAGGATAATATTGGCCCAAGTGCTGGCCTTGTCCGCTTCCTGTTGATCCTCTTCAGGGTCGCGGTACTGGAACTCAAAGTTAAGTCCTTCCGGCAAAACCTGATTTAACAGCCGTTCCAGAGATTTATACAGCGTGCCAAGCAATTGCCCTTTGGACTTCTGATGCAAGACCTCGCTTTGGGTTGCTGTACCTAACCCGTTACCGGTCAGTTCCCACAAATCCTGAATGTCTACACCCAACCCAAGTGCGATTTCCTTGACGTTCAATTCTTTATACGCCACATAATCAAACTTTTCAGGCGTGACGTTATACGGGATACTTTCAACCGAAATCGGTTGGTCGGTTTGCATCCCGTAGAGGCGTAGGACGTTGCCCCACGTGCTGCCGAAATCGGTTTGCCTATCCCTGTCCAATTGCTCAAAGGCCGCCTGCAATTGTTTATCCTTGATATTCTGGAATAGCATTAACCCCGGCGGCGGGTTGTCGTCTAGCCGCAACTCCACATACCGGTTCATCAGAATGTCACGTTGTACCGGCGCGATACATCGGGAGAGCGCACACTCCCCATACTGTCGGTAACTGTTCTCTAGTGTTTCCGGCATATCCAGCAAACGCACCACCCGGCTAAAGTGGAGTACGTGCAATTCGCTGTCAATGTCCATGTAAATGACCGGATAGGTCGGGTCGCCGGTCGGGTAGCAGCGCAGACTGTCCAATACATTAATCTGAGTTAATGGCCCGGTGAGTATTTCCGCCGGGTTGCCCGCGCCGATAAGTTCCACAAACGCGCCATTATCGTAACGGGTGTAATCCTTGACCACCTTACTGACGAAAGTTTCCCACCCCTCTCCAAAACAGGCGTTCCACAATACATCCTGGTACAGTTCCGCCTCTTTAACAGCGCCGTCAATTTCCCAGGGCGTACTTACAACTCGTTTAGTTGTGGTGGCAACGCCGGACTTAAAGAGCGTATTGTAATCATGGGTAGCAAACTGATGCAATGTCCATTCGCGCTCGCGTGTGCCTTCCGGCGGCAATAACGGCCCGCGCCCGTACTCACTCCACCAGAGTGCATTTTGACCGGTTTCGCCTTTTAATAGATTTGGTTTTTTCTGGACACTTTGATCTAGCGCCCGTTGAATGAGTGGCCCGCGTTGGTCTGTCATAATTCCCTATCGGAAGTTAAAAAGCAAATAACGGAGTGCATCGACTAAATGGTCGTCGATCTTTAAGGGTTTCGGTTCGCCCGCTTCGCTGGAGCTGAACTTGTCATCATACCGATACCCCTGCAATTCACGAATTAGGTTCTTACAGCGTGGGTGAATGTGCAAGGAGCGCTTGCCGCTGCCGTCACACAAAAAGCGCCGGACAACCTTTATACCATCCGCTACCCGATGCGAGGCCGCGCCGTTGAAGATGTCTTTGTCGGTTAAGCGCCGCCGCAGTTCTGCCGCGCTGCTATCCACTAATGCCAAATCCGGTTCATGATACGACCAGGACATCACCTCGTTAATACTGGCCTCTGGCAGTTGCAACGTTTTATAGTATTCGGCAAAAATGTTGAAGCCACCATCGTTGCGTTGGTTCGCTAACACAAACGCCCTCGGATGATACCCCGGTGTTCCCAAACCGCCGCCTTCGGCATAGCCATCGTCAACGCCCCAAAACACCGGCAAGTCAGGATTGTATTCGGCCGCTTCGGTGACGTTTTCGGCGTAACTGAAGTTGTCATATATCGCGCCTTCGGCTGCTACCCACAACCCCTCCAACCCGCGCTGGCGACGTATGCCGGTCAGTTTATTGAGGTTTGTCATCACCTCACGCCCTCGGCCAGTCAGGTTGCCCGCGCTGTCATACAGCATAGGATTATGAATATGCAATTGTTCAAACATTTCCAGGTCTCCCACACTATGGCGGGCTAACAGCCAATGCCCTGGATACGACGGGTTACAGTCACTTAGGACTTGCGGGTGGATGGTATTACCCGCCCGCCCGTCTGCCCGCGCCGTCAGCATTTCGTAGGCCGTTAGTGGGATGTCCTCAACCTGATTGATATAAATGTAGTCAAACTCGGCACTTAAGAATTTACCCGGTTTATCCAGACCACCTAAAAGGATTTCGCCGCCGTTGCTGTATAGGTAGCGTTGCGGACGTTCACCGCCAAATACCTGCACCGGACTATCGGGATGTTCGGGGGGTAACGGCAGGACTTTTCGCTCGAAGGTTTCGCACGCGCTGTTAATCAGGTTATTGTAGGTATCGCGTACCCACAGCCCCTTTGCGTTAGGGGTATTGCACATGAGCCAATGAAACCAAACCAACGCCCCGTAAGTTTTGCCGGTGTTGTGATGCCAAGAACCTTCAGCTAAATAATGCTCATAACCCGGAACATGTAAATCATAATAATAATCGTTTCTCACAAATTCTATACTTGCAATGGTGCTTACAGGTACGGTATAATTAGGGTATCGTTCAAATAGTAATGAAAGGTTCTCTAATGGCTCGCCAATCGGCTTGTCAAAAGAATGATATGTTAGTTCGTCAAATGGTTGCGGACGGTGCAACGTTAACTGAGATTGCAAAAGCCGTTGGCACAAACCGAACTCGTGTACGGGAGTATATTGAACGGGAGGATATTCCGCATAACCCAAATTGGCGAAGTACCGGGCATCGCCTAGAACGTCACGGTAATTGGAAGGGTGGTCGTATAGTTGACAAAAATGGCTATGTGCTGGTAAAAGTTGATGACCATCCGAATTGTAACCGTCACGGTTATATGCGAGAACATCGCCTTGTAATGGAACAGCAATTGGGTCGCTATTTAACACCCTCTGAAGTTGTGCATCACATTGATGGCAATAAGCAGAATAACCACCCTGACAATTTGAAGTTGTTCCATCGAAACGCCGATCACCTACGCAAAACTTTGAAGGGTAAGCGTCCGAATTGGACATCGAAGGGATGGGCGAATATGTGCAAACCGCGTCCCCGTAGGACAAAGAAGCAATAGCACGCCACCCCTCCGGTGTTAACACACGATGCCCTAATGTAGCAATAAACGAATTGCCATTTTCCAACGTAACACGATACAAATTAGCGATACCTTTAATAAATGGGGGTGTCGCTTTCGCTTTTCCGTATCGCGTCAATACTGTTGGGGATGTCTCTGCAACATAATAATCTTCAATGGCAACATAATTACCGGTGTCAGGGTCATAAATACGTGTTTCCCCGGCAACACAATTGTAAGGCCCGTAGAGGTTGATTTCATGGGAGCGCCGGTTGTCAGCCACCAGTTGAGCAAAACCGCCCCGTTTCTCCAGCGTAGCAAATTCAGGGTAAAGATCAACGTCGTCTGCTGTTGCCGTTTGGACACCCAACCCATAGTCAATGAGTTCATCGTCACTGCAAGGTGGTGTAACTGTCAGCACGTTCAATGACACGGCGCATAAAATCCTTTGGGTCTTTTCCGAGGGCGTTCAATGCAGACACGAATCCGGGTATAACTTCAATAACTTCTGTCGGTAGCCCGCGCAATAAGCGCATTTTATCGGTAGCAGTTGCCGCAGCAATAACGGCGGCCTTGCCGTCCATTTCTTCAATGACATCTGGTTTGCCCGCATGGTCAAGCATCTTGTAAGCAATCGACTCAAAGAGGTTTGCAAGCTCTGGTCTTTTTTCAATGACTACTTGGTCAGGGGGTGGGTTTTGTTCACCATTAAACCACCGGCTTAATGTACGTGCCGGGATGCCAACTTCTTTTGCTGTCCGCGTCAACGCGCCTTTGATGTCAGGATACCCGGCGGCCTGAAGCAATAAACAGGCACTCGCTCGAAATTTATCGTCGTATTGTTTGCGCTTCTTTTTCATGTTACCTCAAAATACAAATCCAGCCGCCACGTTCCCCGGCTCGCCCCACTGTGGAAGCGCTTTGTTGCCCGGTCTGCAGGGTAGCGGGGCATCCCAACATTGCCCTTGTGCTTGCGCTGTAAATATCCCAGCCTCATAGCGGGCTTGAGTGGGTAGCGTAGGCAACGGTTCACCGGGCGCATGAATAGGCCAGCGGACGACCGTCACAACCACAAACAGTACCAGCGCGGGTGTCCATATCCGTAAGGGACGAACAAGCGATAAGCTGAGAGTCAACGGGATAAGCCATAACACCACCCCCGCAAAACGAATATTCGGGGCGGTCAAAAACCAATATACGGTTGCCATCAGGACGATGCTGAGTAGTCGCCAACGAATAGGATTGTGTTGGCGTATCAGATATAGACCGATAACTAGGGTCATCATCACGGGCAACCAGTACAGCAGGATACTTACCCCATGCACCGACCGCCAGATGAAATAATCTTGTATCCAATTGGGATTATTTAACACCACGTCCGGCGGGGCGGTTGACGTTTTCGCCCAAGATGCAATCCAATCCGCTGTATGCTGAACCCGTTCCATTGGCATTGTCCAGGGCGTGGGAATGCGGGTTATGGCAATCGGAAAGACAGCATACCCTGATACAATAATACTCCGTAAAGTGGCAGGAATGAGCGCACTAAAACTCCACACCATAGCCCATTCCAGTTTACGCTTACGTAGGGTCAATACTGCCAACCCCAGCGCGATGACCACCGCTGAGAGTTTAATTGCAATCATTACACCAGCCAATAGCCAGATAAAACGTCGATCGGGAGTATCTTGTAGGACTTCCCAAAACAGCAGCGCCCCCAACAACCAAATGGCGGGGTCGGTCATCAGTCCGTTAATTGGTGCAACCACACATTCAAAGCCGGTCAACACCAACAGGATAACCGCAATAGGCCAATGCTTCACACGACGCAGGATGCTATCGGCAAAACCCGCTACTGCTACACCGAACAATAACCCGTAGGCCAGTCCGTAACCGGTGGCATGATAGCCGCCGGACATTTGCAGCGCCGGATAAAAAGCAAAGGCATTGTTAAACGCCAATCGCTCGTGGAGGTTGCCCAACCCCGGTACAGCGGCGTACCCCTGTATCCAGCGCACGGACTGAGTATGGTATAGCCCGGTGTCGAAGCCAACGCTTTCTTGACTTTGCGCTCCCACCGCGCCGTTTGCCAGTAGTACCCAGATCACCAACAGGACAAGTAAGGCCGCTTGGCTCGTCTGAAGCTGCTGACGTAACCAATGGCGATTATGCCAGATGCCCCACACCCCCACACTGAATACGCTAATCTGTGCGAGGCTGTTCCAGGGGGCTAGCAAGTTCCAGATTTGCCCGGTCACAATCGTCAGCAGCCAGCCATACCAGAACGCACGCCATAATGACGCGCGGGTAAGGGTTGCCCCAATGCCGGTAAAGACAAGCCCGAATGTGACCCATAAGCCCAATGCCGAAAGCATAAACACCCTGATGCTAAAATACAAAATTCCGCCGGGGCGGACTTTTTCGTGTGGCGTAGGATGGATTTGCACCACCCCGCCTGATGGAATACCCACCACGCGCCCCTATGGGCAACGCCGTAAGCGCAGGTAAATTTTGGTTGGATAAAGAAATACGCAGGAATTACATTCTCCTTTCATGAACGAATGCAATCCGCTGTTATTCCCAAAATTGGTTGCACCCCCGCGCCAGAAATGCCAAAAGCGAAAACCCGCTTTACCGCGCGGGCTTTCAGAGAATGGATACTTCGAGAAAAGAAAGTCTCTCAGTACACCATACCATAAAATAAGGTTAAGTGTCAACTCTTTCTCACTTTTTCTAACGAATACCCAACCAACTCGTTTTTCACACTGGATACAAACATGCCTAACTTCCCGGCTATCCAGAGACAGAGGGCATGTCCATAAAGCCCATGCTGTTCCCGACCGATATTGTAATGACAAATAACATCAGCGTGCCGGTCATCTTCAAAGTCTCTACCCAATACGGTGCTATGGGATTTCGGTTCATTTTTCAATGCTTGGTTTTCTGTTCCGCGTTTGTACACGTTGCCTTTGGGTATAAACCGTTCAGACTTCGAGACTTTATGGGGTATGTTCGTGGGTGAACTGGGCATCGACGCTCCTACTTCATTCCCGACTATTCGCAAACAGTATACACCATACCCCCATTAAAACACAAATTCCACCGAAGTGGAAAGTGTGGAAGGAAAAACAAAATGTTACCTTTAGGATACACCCGTTACGCTTCGATGTCAAGCGAACCGTTAATGTCCGCATCAAACCATGTAACCTCACACCCCAAACAGTGATGCAAAACCCATTGTTTCCCGTCGATGGTGTTAGTGCAATTAAAATTCCTGTCAGTCAATAGGCGACAATTGGGGCAATGGGTCTCCACTTGGGGGATGTCCGTATCATCCCAACTCGCGTCGCTATCCAGAAACATAGGAGTGTGCCACTGGAAACCTTGCTCCTTAATTTCCTGGAATACTTTTTCAAGTTGTGCATCAGTTTTGCAGAGTATCATTCTCTCTCCTTTGGTGGATAACGCGCATTCTATGAGCCTACAATTCCCAATCCGGTACATTCACGCCTAAACTCATAGTAAGTCTGCGCTTGCGCGACCGTCGAATATGCAATGCGGCTTCCTGATAAGTTTGGATTGTCCAACTCTCTATATCTGCTGTACAAGCAGCTTGCTCAAGCTCGTCACTCGAAAATTGAACACCTAACAATTCGTCAACCCGATTGCGTGTTTCTGGATGCAGTTGGATAATCTCATAATTTTGCGTATACCATAGCTGATAGTCCGGCTTGCCAAGCGCACGCCCCGCACCTTTCCAATCAGCCACCATCTCGCGGATATATAGTTCAGGCATTGGGAGTAATACCTGCTCACCTGAATCTCGCCCCAGTCGCCAATATTGCCAATGATGCCTATTTCGCTGCTGATGGTGAAGCCATGCATATTGATAGCTAATATCCTGCATAGCCTCATCAACATTATTGTCTTTGCCATAGAAACGGTTGACGTATGGAAACCACTCTTCGGGCAGAAACTTGTCCCAGTCATGAAAAAAAGCAACCCAGATGGGAACACGTAATCCGATACATGCCCAGAACACAAACCACTTGTGACGTAGAACGTACTTGAGATATTGCCAATGCTTTTTGACGGTTGCCATAAGAACCTTTCTCCTATCTCTCGCTTCAGTTGGTCGATAACGCCTCTACGCCGATACTAACTTGCCGCTGGTCTTTCGGGCAGCCCCGATGGATACGGGCGCTCATGCTTACCACCTGCACGTCATCTTCCCAAACCACCCCGTTAAGCGCGTCTAAAACAGCCTTTACCAAATTGTCCAGGTCTGCGCCGCCGTTGCCATAACAGAATGTCATATCCACGCGAACCGGCATGGTAAACAGTTCCCGGCCTTCAATAGCCATTCTTTCCCGTGCCTTCCAGCCGATGGTCTGTTCCCATGCTGCTGTCCGGGCGGGGGTGTATGCCTTGCCCCGCCCTATACGCGGTCGGGCTTTCGGGACGGGATTACCTTCCACAACGAATACTAACCCCTGTTTCCGCTGCGTATTCCGGTAACACTGCAATTGTTCCACGTCAATGTAGGTAGGGTCTATATCAGTCATCGCCATGTACCTCATAGACCGCTATCTGCCACCGTTTACCTTCCTCTTCCAGCAGGCTTATACCCGCCATAACCGCCGTCACAATATCATCAGTGGGCAATACCTCTCTGCTGGTCAACGTCAGGCGCTTGGTCATGCCCTGGAACGGTTCTTGCCCCGCAATGGCAACCGCGCTGGCTTCCATCACGCTATGCTTATGGTTATTGTCTAACTCTGACTTCAACCACTTGACCGCTTCCCACACTTGCCCCGCCCGGTCAAGCTCTTTATGGGAACGTCCTGCCCGCCGCGCCTGTCTAAACCACGTATAATTCAATGCCTCGCTGTGCTTTCGTATTTCATGCAGCCCGTTTATTTCTACCACCAAATCTGAAGGTAAGCCGTCCGTGATCCAGAACCGGCGCATGGCGGCAAGTTCGTATACGCGCGTCTTGCTCATATTGAGGTCGTCTGCCAGCACATCCGCTTTATAATTATGATGGTCAAGCAGTTCGACCACCCATGCCGCCAACTGAAAATGGAGGTTGGAAATAGCCGCCACTATTTCCCGGCAATGACCCACGATTTCCGCCGTCGTTTGCGGCGGGTTGATGCCTAAATCACGCATTCGGCTCCCCCGGTTCCCACTCGCTATCCTCCACCACGAACACCTCGCTTTCATCCGCTTCGTACACGGCGGTAAAATCAACCGCCGTATCAAACAGATTAGGGTCGTATTCCCCTTCACTGGTTAAATCAATAATTGGGTCATGCATTTATTTCTCCTGTTCTATATCCCAATTCAACCTACTTTTTTCACTCGTGCCAACGGGAAATACATCGTTGCGCCAGAGCTACCGAAGTTCGGTGTATAGACTTTAAGCAGTCCACGATAGGCAAAGTAAGCTTTTACAACCCCATGCCCCCAGCGCTTCACATACACGCAATCTCCTATCGACGCAATATCACTATGTCGTTGACACACTCGACGCTCTCTAATTCGTCGGTAGGTCGGGCGGCGCGTAAGGTAAAAACCGCGAAAGGCGCGGCGCGTTTGGCGTTTCCGATATACCGGCGGAGTAGCTTTTTGTTGTATCCCTTTTGCACCAACTCGGTTTCGCCGTCTTGCTGCTTTTCGACCACTTGCATTTTCATGCGGTTTTCCATTCACTTTTTTTCGATTAATTTTCATGGGGTTTATCCCCTAACTCTTTGTGTGCCAATTCCAACACATAATCACAGCATCCCCGCAACCGCTTAATCTGCTCAAGTGACAATGCCCAAAACCTGTCTCCCATAATATCGTCGGTCAATATCACTCGTACTCCTGTGAGGTTGCCGTAAAAAGTAAAGAATAAATCCGGGTTGATGTCCTTGTTGTCGGCAATGCCACATTCATTGTCACCCACCCACCCCGGCCTAAATTCTTTCTGGTCGGGTTGATAGGGTACAAAATGAATCAACTGCTCCAAAGCCTTCAGGCGCTTATCTTGCTCAGTCACCAGCAAGCGCAATTCCGTAATCTGCGTTTGTAAATCGTTCATGATTGCACCTCATGGCCTTCCGTGTCAAAACCCGACCAAAACCGTCCAGCTACCAATGTCCATAGTGGATGTTTGGACGGAGGATAGGGACAATCCTCTATAACTCCAATGGGATAATCCACACCTTTAGCCAAAACGCGGACAGACTCAATATCCAGGTATTCGACTGTGCCATTGCCCCAAAAACCGTTAACGCAGGCTACAAACTGCGATTTGGCTTGACCCCGCGATTCTGCTATCACAATATGAGCGTAAACTACATCATCAACTCGTGCGCTACCGACATAATCGCCGGTGTGGTACACGGGCTCATAGCTGGGCAAATCCTTCGTGTAAATCCAATATGCATTTAGTGGTTTGTTTGGAGTTTCGTTTTGCTTGCTCATTAGTCTGCCTTTCGACTATGCCTTAAAAGTGGGTGGGGCGGCGGTAAGGCTTCCGCTTTTCGGTACACCCCCGCTAAAGGATGCCCTAGCCCATACCCTATTGTATCATACACCATAGCCCCTGTGCGTAAAGGTTGCATTAATCCGCACTCGCAAATAAACTCAACTGTTTCACACCGTCCGTTTCGGTTGCCTGGAACGGATCGCTATTCCGTAGGCGCTGGCGTGCGATGTCCACATACTCCCGACTGCTATCGCCCAAGATGAACCGCCGCCCGGTTTTCCGTGCTGCCATACCGGTTGTGCCGCTGCCGCAAAATGGGTCGAGAACCAGTTCGCCGGGTTGCGTGTAAGTCTTTATCAGGTATTCGTATAAGGCGGATGGTTTTTGGGTGGGATGGACACTATGATTATTCCCATTGGGAAATCGCAGCATGTCATCTGGATAATTTTCATATTCAATTATGCGTTTCAATTTGTGACTTGGCCTTGTATAGCGATGCTCGGTTAGGTACTTGCTAGGACGTTTCCATATCTTAGGATTGTAAACAAGGTCTTGCGGATAATAATTCATATTACTCGGATTATTATTTGCTGTCGCTCCATTTGAAAACACTAAGACATCTTCATGCCGTGCTAATGGTTTAAGTTTGGCGTTGGTGAAATTCGCTGCTATCGTTTTCTCCCACACCCAGTCGTACTTGTACCAGTCCAAATTGCTTACCCGTAACAGGCTGGCGAATGGCTCGGTAGCGGTCGTCAACATCACACCACGCGGTTTAAGGACACGCTTCACGGCTTGCCACCATTGGTCAAAATCAACCAGTACATCCCAACTGCACGCCGTCACACCGTAGGGCATGTCAGTAGCAATCATGTCCACCTGCACACCCTGTCGGTATAGCCAACCCATTAAATCGAAGCAATCGGCGTAATGCACCCGGTTGGTAATGCCATCGTGTTCCCAGTCCATCGTTAGCCGTCCTCAAATAAACTCAACTGTTTTACGACAGGCGGCCACACCTGCACATCCCCACGCCATACCGCTGCAATCGCGCTCACCTGCAATTGGCGTTTCTCCCACCCCAGTCCGTCGTCAGGATAGGGCGTACCGACAAAGCATAGCTCACTATATTGCGGTTTTCGGGATGTGGTGTAACTGACGATGTAGGTGTAGGGTTTACGCCGGACACGATACCAGCGTCCGGTAGTCTCTAGTTGTACGAAGTCCTCTTGCTGGATGTCCATTAGCCGTCCTCGTCAGTCATCAGCACTTGCGCTGCCGCCTGCAGGGTGGGTATCGCTAGCAGTGAACCACAGATGGTATGCGGCACAATGCCCCACTTCCGGCAGAGGCGTTCCAGGCGTACCGTTAAATCGCCGTTATGGTCTGCCAGTACCGTCAGGATGTCCACTGCCATTTGGTTTCGGTCATTGGGTGTCATGCGTTTTTTTCCTGATGCAATGCGCAACTGGAACACATTGGGCGAAAACCGGGCAGTGGCATTTGACCAGCTTTCTCTTGAGCAAATCCTTTCGGGATATTCTCACCCCAACCCCAATGGTATTTGCGCTTGACTTGGCGCTCTAAATCATCCAACCATGCACCCCATTGGGGATACCAAAAACTTGCTTCCTTGCGTTCCTCTGGCGACTGCGTTGGGCCACACATACATTCACCTGAACGATGCAACACCTGCGACACGGTGTTTATTTGCACACCCTTTTCACCGAGGTATTGATAGCATGTGTTTTTATCCCAATGTCGAATGAGATTTGCCCAATAATTTTGATTGCGGCCTTCCTGTTGGATGTCCTGATTATCTAGCTTAAAC